ATCGCCAACCACCACCGTCATGTACTTCGGTTCAATCCCCATCTCTCGCAGCAGCTTTAGGATGGGCTTCTGTTGCTGCTGGCCCATCACATTAGATAGCTTCTGGATCGCTGAAAGTGCTTGCGCCCGTTGCTGTTCCGTCACATGCTGGCTGGCTGGGTTACCATCTAGTCCAGACACAATCCCCACATTTCCTTCACTAGTATGTTGGTGCCGAAACCGTCGCGCTTTCGGCCTTTTACGATGAGCACGTCTTTGCCGTTTGTCCGTAGTGTCTCCAATCTATCGGCAAATCTGTTGAAGTCAAAGCGATTAATGCGGCAGTGAACGTCCTCATCACCATCGTCTATACACTTGACCACACACAGTTTCGTTAGCTCCGGTTCATCTATCTCAGCCAGTATCTCTTCTGTCGTCTTGTCGGTCCTGGCGCGCTCGTCTTCCACGATGTCCTTGTATTCCTTCGCTACCGGAATACCAACCCACACAACATCAAACGAGCCATCCATGGCCAGGTCATCGCTCGTGTGCGTAGGGTCAGGGATACCAGGGAAACTGCCGGCTGCTATATCCCCACGAATCTCCTCAAGAATGCGATGAATCCTGTTGATGCCGAACGGGTCTGGGTCAGCCGCGAACAGCTTAATGCGCTCAATAGTCTTGGGTCCAATCCCCTTGACCTTAATGAGGTCGTCCCAAGTAGGCGCGGTTTCCCAGTGCGTCGATTCCAGGTAATCCACAATAGCTCGTGCGTATTTGGGCCCAATTCCCTTGATCTGTAAGAAACCCGCGCACACAGTACGCTTGTCGGTTCGTGTCCAGCTGACTTGAGAGTCCACAATGTCAGGTGGTACCACTTTAATCCCGTGCCGCATAGCATCTTTGATGAGCTTTGTTCGCTTGTACTCATCGTCAGCTTTCCTTAGACGAGCCGCGTAGAACGCAGCCGGGTGGTGCTGCTTGAACCACTGACACCACCATGCGATGATCGCGTAGCCGGTGGAGTGCGCGGTAACGAACGTGTAGGTGGCGCTCGTAACCATGAATCGCCATATGCGCAAGGCTAACTGGGCGTCTATACCGTGAAGCTCCAGCGCACCCTTCTCAAATCGGTCATAGAAACTGCCGAACTGCGCCTCACCTAGCTTCTGCGAGATGATGTAACGTATCTCGTGGACACGGTCAAGTGGAAACCCGCCAACCTCTTTGATGATCCTGAGGATTTGCTCTTGGAAGATGATCTGGCCGCGTGTCTGGCGGGTTTCCTGAGTTACGATGGGGTGCAATCGTTTTGGCTGTGCGCGTCCGTGCTTGACGTCGCAGTAGTCGCCAGTTGTGCCAGAGAACAATGGGCCTGGTCTCGACAGCGAGTTGATATCAACCAGTTCTTGGAACGTATCAGGCCGCACGTCACGGCACACGAGTCTTGTTGCGCGGCCTTCAAATTGGAAGATACCAATTACATCACTCCTATGGAAAGCCTTCATTGTCTTGCGGTCGTCTAGCGGGATACGGTACACATCCTCCAACGACATACCGACCATTTCGGCCGCAGTACCGAGCACGTTCATGGTGCTAAGGCCCAAGATGTCGAGCTTCAAGAAGCCCATGTACTTTGAGTCCTTCTTGTCGTACGCTATGACGGAAGTCTCAACACCCGCAGTTGTTTTCGTGTACGAAGCGCAAGCGTCAGTGATGGGCGTATTCGAGATGACGAGACCAGCCGCGTGGACGCCCATACCACGGTAATTACCTTCCAATCGGACGGCATTGGCAATTGTCGGATACGCATCCAAAACCTCTTGGGCTCTTGGGAATACGGCAAACGTATCCTCAAGAGAATTGCCCTCCCGCGAGTCTCCACCACCACGTTCAATGATAAGACGCTTGACTTTGTCTGCCTCCCAACTTGGGATGTGATAGACTCGTGCGACATCGTCTATGCTGTTCTTTCCCTTGTATCTCATGAAGTTTGCGACTTTACCCGTTTTATCTGCGCCGTAACGACTTGCCGCGTAGTCGAAGACTTCTTGTCTACGCTCATCATCAAAGTCCAAGTCGATGTCGGGCAAATCGTTTCGGCTTGGGTCGATGAACCTTTCAAAAAGCAGACGGTCAAATACCACGGGATCAATCTCCGTGATACGGAGAAGATAGCATACGACGCTAGCAGACGCTGACCCACGTCCAGGTCCAACCGCAATACCATGGTCCTTAGCCCACCTGACAATGTCGCTCGTGACCAGGAAGTAGTCAACGAAACCTTTGCCAATGATAAGCTCCAACTCCGCTTCCACTCTGTCGATGTATAGCTGGGGTCGGTTGAGCATACTTTCGTTTTGCGTGATGTCAAGGCGATAATCCCATCCACAATTTAGCCAGTGCCGCAACAGCTTTACTGCCTCATCAGACGGTTTAAGATTGATCGCGTACGTAGTGAGATCAGGTTTTACGACCACGGTAGCCAGTCCTTCCCCTCAATTGGATACCGCAGCGGTTCTACCTTTGCGAGCTTCACGTCACAACGATCAGCTATCACCCCGGTGTTCGAGAGTGCTTGTAACGCACCATCTTCCGTTAACCCCGTGCCCAAAAGGTCTTGGTACACGCGCTCGTCGCTCTCTGGTATGTCTAGTGTTACGTTGTACTCCCAAGCCGCTTCTGTGGCGGATACGCTAGAACCACGGTGAGCCGCATGAAGAACCTTCTGCATCTCGTTGTCTCTAGCATAGACATAATGACAGTCGCTCGTCGCAGCAAGTTGTGCTCCGGTGTCTCTGGAAATGCGCTCGTAGGCCTGATTGATCTTACAAGTTCGACGCAGCGCAGGAAAGCGCTGAGTTTCAAGGTAGTACCTGTCGCCAAATACCTCTTGGTACCATTCCACGACCCCAAGGGCACGCCGATATTGCTCTGGGTCGAATCTGAATCCTGGTGCACCGTAAGACTTTCCACCAAAGAGCGTGCAGGCAAGCACCGAATCAGAACATCCAGAGAGTACAATGAGTCCGTCACTAAACTCCTCAAGCATCTCAACGTGAATCGTCGGAAACCGTGTCTTGCTGGTTCTCCCAATGGTTTTCCACGACTCAACGACTAACTTGTTCAGGTTTGAATAACCAGCCTGCGTCATGGCTAGGATGGTCTGATGGCACTTCCTGCGCTCGTTGGGCGGGGCAACGTAACCCTCAAGGCCGAACAGCGGTTTGATGCCAAACTTGGTACACGCCTTCTCAAGCTGTACATGGCTCGACACGTTACCTCAACCATGTTCCGTCAACGCCATAGCTTTCATACCAAGCGTTGCACAACGCTCAACATGTTCTTCAGGCAAACCATAACCATCTCCATATGAAAAAGTCGAATGGTGGTGTAACGAAACATAATCCATTTATATCACCTCCCACGATGATAACGGCGGGTGTTATCGCCTGGTGTTATTTCTTCTAAGTGATCTGTGTTCCAACAATTTTTACGTTCACACATATGATCAACTGTCATGCCTCGCGTTAAAGTTTCGCCATCTAAGATTAACGCTAACCTGTGTATTCGCACAAATTTACCGTGATACCAAATCTGTTGATACTTATGAATTTTGTCTATACCATCATATAGCCAACACGGAGTATCAAAATTTGGATGTTTAACGACATCCGTTCTAGCCCAAAGCCTATCAAGTACAGGCTGTTCCTTTCGCCCAGCACGCTCCTTATAGACACATACCCTATCTGAATGAGCAACTACTTGCCCATCGCCAGTGCGGTAGTCTACTGCAGATTCATAATCTGAAAGTATTGGCTCGCAATAGATTCCGGTGTTTATCGGAGCTTTACTCACGTTCGTCATTACGGGTCAATCCTAGTCCCTTTTAGCCTGTTTAGGATCGAGTAGGGCTAATAAAAGGTGACCAATTAAGTCCATCATGATCTCTGGAACCTGCTCTCCCACAAGAGGTTTGCCATCCCACAACGCCTTCTTCAGCTTACCAACCTTGCGCCACAGGTCAACAAATTGACCTTTAGCACCTAGTTTGAACTCATCGAAGTCGTCACCGTAATCCTTGTTCTTATTGAGGAATAGCTCCAACACCTTTGGCAATACGCAGAGTAGAATGCGCTCTGATTGTACCGTTGGTGGGTTAGCAATTTCAATCGTGATCAGGCCCAAGCTATGGTTGATGTTATCCGGCTCACCCCAAGCGCGCACACGAATCTCGTGTAATGGCAATGGATTTGGCTCAACCTCCATGGGCACTCCTGGGTTGGCATTCATCACTTCGCTCATGACTTCAGCGGTAGGTCGTAACCCAGCTTGATCGCGTATTACGTCTGCTTGCGATGTGCTTGGATAGCCGGGGTAACCGCGCTCTTCAAGTTTCTTCGCCATGTAATCATCAGTCATCGCATGTACTCCAATCGTTTCGTGACGTCCTTGAAGGCGTCAGTTGTCAGTATGCCCTTCTGCCATTGACCGTATCGGCCTACATGTAGCCAGCTATTCCACGGGCAGTTCATCCCAGATGGTATGTACCGCAACGGCTTAACTAATCGGCTAGGCTCTTTGCCCGTCATGGCTGTGATCTCGACACCACGCATCCATGCCGGCCACTCAACCGTCTTGTACCCGAACACATTTGAAAGCCGGTTGTATGCAACGAATTTGCTGCCGTTACACTCAATCGTCATATCGTCTATCTCATAGGGTACGAATGTTCCGTTTTCTGGCGCGTCACCGATAGCCCACCCTAGCGAGTAGATGAACTGATCATCGCTTACCGCCCACATATTGCGCGGCACAGTCGATATCACCAAGTCGAAAGACTCAATGTCTAGCTCGTGCCGTAGGTGGAGGTATGGGTGCTCTCTGGCCCAATCCGGCTTGCCGTTTTCCATTAAGCGGCTTGGGATTTGGAAGTCCTCCACGCACCCGCCGTACATCAGCCACAGTCGGTGGTAGGCTTCGCGGATGTCCCAGGCCATGTGCTCTGTCTCAAAGTCCTCTGGCGCAATGATACCGTCCCAGAACTTGCCGTGCGTCTTGCGCCGATACTCTTCTGGCGTACCAACATTCACGTACGTAACGTGACGGCCTTCATCCTCTTTGATCACACCTGGGATTGGCTCGTGAAGGTATTGGGAGCCGTACAGTTGGCTCTTACGTCGCTTGGAGAATATGCGGAAGTCAGCGTCAGCTAGGGCGCAAGCGTGCGCCGCCAGCAATCCTGTTGGGCCGCAACCTAATATCGCTATCATTGCTTTGCTCCGTGGCATTTGCGTCGGTGGTACTTCCGCCACCGAACGTGGTTTGGTGTGCTGTCGTTGCCCCAGTCGGTTAAGCCGCAGCCACCAATATACGGGTTACACATGTACAGCTGAGCACTACCTAGCGCCGGAATCATGTCCAGGCGCAGGATTAGGTCTTTGTCGTAATTTGGCAAGTTCTCTCCCCAAATCGCAATGGAGGCAAAGCCACCCGTGCTTCGTCCACACCATAGGACAACCGCACGGGCAGCTTCGCTCGGACATGATTACGAATCAGAACGGTGGACGCTTGCGACTGCCAGACTTGGCTGTCTCCTTGGCGTCTTGCTCGTCGGAGATGTCTTCGTCATCGTCGCCTTCATCCTCTTCATCTTCGTAGTCCTCATCTTCTTCGTAGTCCTCCTCATCGTCTTCTTCGTCACCAATGAGGTCGTCATCTTCATCATCGTCTTGCGGCTCAACAGCTTTCGGCTTCTCGCCGAGATACGGAAGGTAGCCGGCAATTTCAGGACGGTAGTTGCCGTTCTGGTCTTGGCCTGCGCGAGTGACGATTTGGATCATGACTTCACCGTTGGGCGAATTGATCGGAACGCGACCGATTTTGGTGATGTGGGTTTCCTTATCACCGCGCTTGTTCTCAACTCGCTTGTAGTCTGGGCCTTTGTCCTCATCCCAGAACACGGCTTCGATTGCGCGCTTGGCTCTTTCAGAACCGTCCGTCAGAGCGTGAAGGAATGCGTTGACGAAACCTTGGGACTGCTCAATGATGTTGAGCCCATCCCAAACCGGCGCACCGTGGTATTCCTCTTTGCCCTTGAGGTTTGCGGTCTGAACCTCCATGAGCAGTCGGATACGCGGCTTGCCCTTATTCACGGTGTTGGAGGCAATCCTGATGACCTCCATGCGCTTAACCTTGGCGGGCCAGCTGCCTTTCGGCAGTTCCGGTCCATCGTAGCCCAGCCCACCGGCCTTGCTTGGCGGCACACCCTTACCGGATATGTCCCACTTCATCTTAGGCATCTGTTTCCTCCTCAATCCCAACCATGTCGGCTGCCTCGTCGACAGAGTCTTGCGTTGCCTTCACCAGACTCATTGGGTTACTTTCCTTTTCACCGTTGCGGTTGCTACGGCGATTGCGCTTGTTGGGTACAACCCGCCCAGGCGCAGGCTGCTGCGGTCCTGCTTCTAACAGTTCCCGTAGCTCTTTGAGATTGCCAATATGGCCTTCTCGTATAACAGTTTTCGGCTCCAAGCACCGCGTACGGTCCTTGGCCATGACGGTTTTGCTTCCGCGCCACTGGATTACGCGATACTCCTCATAAACCGCGTGGCCGTCTTCATCAGTTCCCGTCCTACGCCGAACAACTCGCATGTTGCCGAAGCTCGTCATCCAGCTGGCCGTCGCCTTGGCGTACTGCGTGCCCTTGCCCTGGAGCATTGGGATCACGACCTTGTCGCCTTCTTCGTTCTCATCCTCCATCTGGAGCGCGGTGTAGAGAACGTTACACGGTAAAGCGTTGAAGCTCTTGACAAGTCGCCGGAACTTCTCGTAATACGGCACCCAGTCCTGAAGCTGCGGTACGTCAGGATCACGACCAGGATTTAGCTCAACGCCTTGGTCAAGGATATGCCGCATACACATCTGCTGCATTTCCGTAAGGCTGTCTAGCACAACCCAATTGAACGGTATCGGGTCTTGCTCGCGCAGCCAGTTGTAGGCATCTTGAATGTCGGCCCACGTGTGGATTTTCCACTTCATCGCCGTTGAGCCAAATCGCTTGGCGCTCAACGTGCCGTTGTCTTCCGGCGCGATGAACAGCACGTCATCATCAGACCCTGCGAACACGGTCTTGCCCACGCCGCTGTCGGCGTAGATCATGAGGTTGACGTACTCATCCTCATCCTGTAACGAGATGATCTCGTCAGGAAATTGCACTTTCATTGTCACATGAATTCCTGTTCCTTGTATGGTGCTTCGTCCATTCGGACAACGTACCTTTCGATTTCCTCAACTTTGGCTAGGATCCAGTCTGCATCAACGCCTTTCACTCGTTTCAATGCTTTCTGCCTCAAAACCCTTGTCTTGAAACGGTCTAACTCGACCATTCCACGATCCTTAACTCTGGCAACAATTTTGATCACCTCACCTTCTTGCTATTGTCCGCACCCTCACGGTGATCCGCGTAAGGATCGAATGTCTTCATCGCAGTCTCAATGAAATACTCTGTGTCACCTCCACTTTCGTCAAGCTCACACAGGTCGAAGAACTTACACCACGGGCAGTCCTTCGTCGGAGTCTTCAGTACAGGCAACCTGCCGCCGCGTACCTCAGCCATCACTCGCGCTTCTTCGCTGATGCGAACGATCTGGCGCTGCCGTTCCTTCGGAGTACGCGGCACAAAGTAGCGCAGGAAGTTGTCTGTGCTCTGGTCTGCGCTGATGTCGCCGTAGACCGGACCAACGCACTGCTGAGCGCAAATCGCTTCTAGGTCAGTCATTTTCAGCTTCATCAATCCTTCGCGGTCGCTCTCCACGTAGTCGCTGTCCAAGTGCGTGACGAGAGCGTCTATGTAGTGGCGCTTTTGGGGATTGTTACGGGCCTGATTATTGACGTCGCGTGGGCGAGTGTCGAGCTTGGCGCGCTTGATGATGTTCCACTCCATGCCGGCAATGACTTGATCCTTCTCGATAAGTCCTTGGCGCTGAAGGGAATGCGTGCCCACGGCGATGTACGTGGACGGCTGCTCGTCTAGCGTTAGGTGGCGGGTTTCAATCTTCGTCATCGTCTTGTGGTCCACCATCTTGATGAGCGGCCTGCCCTTTGGGTCCTCCTGGTTGAGGTCACGGTAGCAAAGGTCAATCGTTCCAACCAATTTCACGATTGGTGTGTAAACCCGCCTGCCCTTCTTCGACTCCATACGCGGCACCCGCACATCCGGTATCAGGACATCAAACCGGCGCTCGGCGTCTAGCACGTCCCAGTGCGGGTCACCTTGGTACCGATTTACATATGCGACAAGCAATTCCGCGCCAAGCGTGTAGAAGTCCTCCCACTTGGCCACCAGCTCATCGTCGCGTACCTCCATCGTCCTGACGGTGGTGATCATGTCCTTGGCTAGTTGCTCCCAAGTCTCGGCAGGATGCGGCCCGCGCTTTAGGCCAGGTAGGTAGTACCCAGCCAGAGCTACGTGGACGAGCGTCCCAAACTCCGCTAGCTCCATGCCTCTTGGCATCAGTGGCTCCAGGCCGCGAACGTACTGCTGGTACCACGCCCACTGGCAGCGTTTGAAAGCTGCTCTCTCGCTCTGCCTTAACAACGGCAACTCAGCCATTCGTAGTCTCCTGCGCGAAAGTTTGTTTGTCTGCACATGAATGGTATTGCGTATCAACGTGAATGAACCCCGTGCCGCAACGGGCACAGGGCTCAATCTCTTGTTGGCAGTGTGGGCACTCAGGCATCGTATTCCCTTGCGATGCAATCGGAGCACATCTTGTAGGTGACCGGCTCTCCGTCGAAGATAGCGAATTGCCGGCGGTACTTCTCGCCTGGGTTGATGGTACGCTTGCAGCTGTTACACACATGTGCCCGTTTAGCTTTGATGCGCCTATCGCTCAGGAGTAAGCCGGTATCTTCCGGCTCACGGGTCAACCAGTCGTCAAGACCTCTCATAGCATCTCGCTGATCTTGATGTTGATGTAGTGGGTGCCGTCGTGCTTAGTCTTGATGCGCAGTTGCCCTTCTAACGGCGAAACACGTTGGAAGTCAACATGGATCACGCCTTCTGGCTTACCGCCGAATGGCCAAATCCACTTCTCGTTGTCGATGGTCCAAAGCTTCCCAAAGATCGCATGGGCTACTTGGTGTTTCAACGATTTGCTTTCACGCATCGCTCGGCGCTCATCACGCTCAAGCATTTTCTTGCAATTCGGGTTGTGTTCACCAGGTCTGGTGGACCAGCAACACTCTTGGGTACTCGGCGCTTTAGTCACGATTGCTTCCTTTTGGGCATGTCGGATGGAGTCGGGTGATGCTCAGTTCCCATGGGCGGCACCAACGGTGCGTTGGTCGCCACCCATGGCGAACCTTTACCACCCGGTTGAACAATCAGCTTATCCTTCAGCAGCGATGCGGTACGACTCCACACCGTAGCCTTGCCCGTGTGGAAGTGCTCGCATAGCTGATCCGTAGTGCGGCCGTTCTTGTAGCTAGCGATGTAATCGTATGTCTCCGCTACAATCCGCGACGTACGTGCACCCTGGCTAGCCTTGAGTTGGTAGTACCGGCTGTTGGCTTTCCGCTCCGCGAGAGCTAAAGCCTTACGGCGCGCTTCGGCGTTCTCCCTACGCGCCACCGTCGTGGCTTCTCGTGTCGGCGCTACCGGCTGCGGAGTAGTCGCCGGTGCGTACTCCTGTTGGACCGCCCGCATTAGCGCAGCGGCCTCTGCGATGTGGCCGTTCGCCAGGTCAACGTCGAACTCAATGTTGCCTTCCGGCGTGATGGTAATTCTCACGAGGGCACCACCGCGTAATACTTTGCAGGCCTACCGTTATCGCGCTGAACGTAGCCGTTGCCCATGCTCCCGCCTAGACGGAGATACACCGTCATATAGTTTAGCTTGAGCTTACGAGCGATGTGGTCGACAGTGAGGCCACTTCCATTCTGATTCCTCATGAGGAATGCCCAGACCTCGTAAGCGCCAGGCGCGAGTGGCCCGCCCAGCACCTTCAATTCGGCAGCAGTAATTGCCATTTCAGTTTCCCTTTCGGTTGTTCTTCTCTTACCAGGGTTGCCATACCCTGGAGGATGTCAGGCCAAGGCTGCTTAGCGTGGCCACGACTAGCCTGACATCCACCAGGGCACCCAGCCGTGCGAGTTGCGTATCTCGCCACGTTCCGGCTGGGGCCTGGCCCACCGCGTTTTAGTCCTGTGTGGGCTTCGGACGCTTAACCGAAATTGCCGGCGCTCTGGCCAACAGGGCTGCGGCGCTTGAGGTTGCGTCCTTCGCGCTTCGCCTCTTGCAACGCACCACGACCAACAGGCTGGCCATCGACAGGAGCAGAGCCGGAGTCGTCACCGTCGGCACCGGAAGATGCAGCTTCGGCATCCTTGGCTGCCTTCTCAGCCGCCTTGGCGGCCTTGTCGGCTTCGGCCTTGGCGGCCTTGTCTGCCTTCTCCTGCTCGCGCTTCTGGCGCTTCTCTTCACGCTCCTGCTCTGCCTTCTCGCGCTTCTCGTCGCGCTCTTTGGCTTTGCGGTCGCGCTCAGCTTCGGCGTCAGCGCGCTTCTGGTCCTGCTCAGCAATTTTCGCTTCGCGGTCCTGGCGCTTCTTCTCCTGCTCCGCTTCGCGGTCCTGACGCTTCTTGTCAGCTTCGGCCTGCTTGTCGGCGCGGGCCTGGTCTGCTTCGGCGCGCTTCTTGTCGGCGTCGATACGCGATTGCTCGCGTGCAGCCTTCTCGTTGGCATAACGCTGCTCGCGCAATGCCTTTCGCTCAGCTGAGCGGCCCTTGCTCCCTTGCCACTCGCCGTGCAACACGATTGCGGCCGCGACGTGATCGACAGGAATGGTCAAACCTCCAGCAGCGAGCCATCTTTGGAATGACTCATGCGCCTCTGTCGGCTTGACCTCTTTGGTGACCTGCTTGCCGAGATTGTCCGTATAAGTTACGGTCGCTCCCGCCGTAGTAGCTTCGCTCATTGGCATATCCTTTCGTATTGGCGAAGTCGATAACGGAGCCAACGCTACCCGTTTACCATGGTCGTGTCTATAGTTTAGCCAGGTTTCGACAGGTTTCTTACCCACTTTCTGCCAAGAATTGCGGTGCTATTCGCGGTCTCCACGTACCCGTTTGACACGCCGCATTCGGTGTACCTTAGCCGGGGCGCCACCATCTAGCCGCATCGTACGGCGGCCAGAGTCGTGTAGCATCCGTCGTATCTCGTTGCGTCGCTCTTCAGCTTCTTCCTGATTGACAATTCGATCCATCAGTGCCGAAAGCTCTTGCGGCTCAACAACTTTCGTAAACAGATTTCGAGACAAAAAAGGCCGCGCCCAGAGGCCCAGCGCGAAGCTGAGCATGGACGCGGCCCCAATTGCCGCATAAGCGATTTCAGTCACGGGTGAAGCAACTCCTTAGTGAAGCCCACGCCGCGCTGCCCATCTATGATTGACTTGATGCTAACCTCCTTGTCTAAGTTGGCCTTTGCGATGCCCTCTTCAATCGTTCCGCGAGAGAACACCTTCCAGATCACAACTTGGTGGATACGGGATAGCCGGTGGAGCCTATCTTCCACCTGCTCTTGATCGCTCGTGTTCCAGGTTTCATCCAGTAGCACAAGCTCGTCGGCAGCGTCCAGCGTAAGCGAGACACCGCCAGCGGTCGTAGTAAGAAGCAGTACGCGGGTGTCACTCGTTAGATTCTCTTGCCAATCCGACTTGATGTCTTCGCGCTTCTTATCCGACGTATCACCAGTGAATACGTGAGCCTTGATTCCCTTCTCGCCCAGCCCTTTCGCAAAGGCATTGATCAGCTGCGAGAATTGGGAGGACACAACCACTTTGGGCACACCCACGCGCTCGTCGTAAGGTAGACCCGCCAACTCACCGTCGATACCGCGCTCATCCAGCATCTCCAGCAACCAGTCGAACTTGTTACTGGGTAACGTCGGGATGAACTGCTCACCGGCCATCATGCCGTAGCTACCGGCGAATTGCTTCAACCGGGTTAGCTCCGCCAAGATACCGTTCGTTACGAGCGTGCCGCCCTCCAGATCAGCTTCAGCCTTCTTGACCATAGACTCGTAAGCAGCTGCCTGCTTCGGTTCCATGTCCAGCCAAACCGCAACCGGCCCACCAGGTATCAACGGCCAACCGCCGTATAGCTTGGCGGGCAAGTCACTTGCCACTTCTTCTTTCGTGCGACGGATCATAACGTTGCGAGCCTCATCATACATCGCTTCGGCGTCGATCATCTTTCCGATTTGCTGCCCGTAGCCATCGTGCCACGTGTTGAAGTGTCGCTTGATCCAGTTCCAGTAGCTCCGGTAGTTATCCGGCCGCAACCAGTTCAGCTGACCCCACAGGTAGTATTCCTTGCCACGGAAAGGCGTGCCCGACAACGCAATTCGCAGACCATCCTTACGGACGTTCAACGCGCCCAGGCCAAGCCGTTGCGCGCTCTGCTTCTTCTTGTTGCCGGTGGCTCCCGCTAACGTCTGGTGTGACTCGTCCACCACGATGGCGGACCACTCGACACCAAACAGCTCAAGAACCGTTTCACGTACGGCGTGAATGACCTTCTCGCCGTTGACCTTCTCGTAATTACCGTACTCATCCACCTTCGCACGAATGCGAACGTAGTTGGGCGAAGTAATCAGCCAGCACCGCTTGCCGCCGTGTTCGACGGTAGCCAGCGCTGCCTTGACAGCTTCCACGCGACCACTCGGACTCAGCTTGGAGTCAAGAGTGATCACGTTATCCGTTGGCAACCAACGCTTTAGCTCCTGCGGCCAGGTTAACTGAACCGCTGCTTTCGGCGCTACGACGAGGATGGGGCCACTAATATCAGCCTCCACTATCGCCGCGATGGTCTGAATGGTCTTACCCAGGCCCGGTTGGTCAGCGATCAAGCACGAACGGTTCCGTGCCGCGAACGCCGCGCCTACCGTTTGGTATGGCCTTGGCGGGTAACCCAATTCAGGAATGCCTTCCGACATAATCTTCCAGATGTCCGGCGCGTGCTCTCGAACACGTGGCAGGTCAACAAGATCCATGGATTGTACATCCGGTATCGTGTCCTGGTGCGACTTCTCGTGAGTAGCCCACTCGACTAGCGCCGCTGTCATTTTCAGATCAGCGCCAAACTTGTTGGCTACCTTACGTGCTCCAGTACACGAGTCCCAGTGGATAGGAAACTGCCAGCGCGCCTTATCGCGGTTCCACCTAGCAGGGCCAGGCAGGTACGCTTTCAGAGCGGCATTCGCGTCAGGATCGTAACGGTCAGTCATGATCCAGATGCAGTCATCGTCTAGGCCGATAGCCCACAGTCGCTTCTTAGCCATTAGCCAACGCTCACAATCGAATCCAGATACACGGCGTGGTAGCCGTAGTTATCGCAAAACGAAATTTGGCGCGGCGCACCATTGTTGACAACGCGGAACATCTTCCCGCCAACCAGCGCTGAGCTCAACGCTCCGCTAATCCGGTTGACCCAGACGATGCTCTTGTTGTTGAGTACTGCCTTGACCTCTTCATCGCTAGATTCGTGATCAAAAGGCAACGTACCCTGTACTGCTGCAATGGTTTCCGCTGCTGCCTCGACTTTATCGGGCGTACGTTTCCGCACAGCCGTCTTAAGCCGCTCGGCGCTCGGCGGTTTAGCCGCGATGTTGGCGGCCGCAGATACGTTCTGGCACTTGATGCTATCGCCTGCCAGGGTGTAGACTGCTTCGATGAACTTACCAGTCTCCTCATTCCACGAGATGCTCATGGTTTCGTTGTCCCCACGGCTCGCTTGTAGATTGAGCATGCCGTCGGTAGTGGTCCAACCGCCCTTCCAGCCGTACGCTTTCGCGTAGTCGCCAAAGTGAGCGGCCTTGTCCATGGCTGTAGAGCCATGAGACCTGTATCCACTTGGGTTACGAATAACCCTCTCCATCATGAATTCCCTTTCGGTTGTTGTGTTTTCGGGTGCTAAGACGACACCCTAGATAGCTACCGGGAGCCACCCGATAGCCACCTAGCACGGTCCTTAGCTTACTCTCTTAGCCCGGTTCGGGCTAGCCCGCTTCGACTTCCGAATCTGTCAAAAGCTGGCTCTCCCTTACCCATTGAGACCAGGAGTGGTTATTGTGCGGTGGAGCCGGGGCAAGCCGTACTTTGGCCCACCCCGGTATCCGCTTGACTATCTCGCACGGAGCGATATAGCCATCAGGATGTCTTGTGCCGCCTGGAAATTCGACGTACATCAGCAGTACACCACCTCACCAAACAGGCCCAGCTGAACCACGAGGTCTGCGACATCCGCGTCGGAGTCTCCATCTTCGCCGTTCGATAGCCATTGGGTAACGGCTTGCCGGAGATACTTCCGGCTGAACGGTGCGTCTGGGTCCTCTGACTTAGTAGCTTCAATCACCTTGTCTACGAACAGGTTCATGCCGCGTTCCATAACTTTCAGGTCAACGGTCAATTCGCCTGCGCCGCAGTCGAGTTTGATTGGGTCGCCGGCAATCCGCGGCTGGTATGCCTTATCGACGCCCCAGTTGCCATCGTCATCGTTAGCCGATAACACCGCAAAGAAGCCATTGATGTCGCCTGCTGGATCGCCACCGGCCTTGTCGTTGGCCCAGTGGTATTCCTCAGCGACAGACCAATATCCAATTCCGCCCTCCAGAGCGGTCGTGAACATGTACAGGAGAAACCGCTTGCGGTCGTCTGTCATCGTCGTGGTCATTTCACATCCATTTCGTGTAGTTCCGAAACACAGGCTGGGCAGCCCATGTACACCTGGTCACCGCTGCTGTTATGCGTCGATTCCCAAAGTCGGTGTCTGCCTACGTAATCCGCTGTCGGCTCAGTTTCAACCAAGCCACCAGCCTCATCACGCATGGCGTGTTTCATCCACATATCTTCCCTTTCGGTTGTTGGGTTGGGCGATTAGCCCGCAGGACGCAAGGACCAAAGCCCTTGCGCCCGCCGCGCTTTCGCTCAGTAGCCGGGTGAACGTCTGCCGCCGCACCACGATTGACCATAGCAAGGTGGGGTGTACCCACCTGGTCCCCAAGTACCCGGTACGCCAGGCGTAGTCGAGCAGTTTGGGTCTTGCAGCCAGCACGGAGTAGCACCGGCGCAAATCGCTCCCGGTGGCGGGTTATATTGCCCGTCACAGGAATACGGAGCGGTCTTGTAGCTCACGACTTGGCCCGGTATCGCGCCCGGTACGCCAGGCACCGTAGTAGCCGGACAGCCGGGTGGCTTCGGGTTCATGTGGTCGCAGAAGTACTGCTGGTACTGATCTGGTCCCCACGATGTAGTCGGTAGCGTTCCACCAGGCGGCACCATAGGTACGCCAGGAACTGTCTCCTGACAACCTATCGTGTAACCGCACGGCCCAGTCGGCGCAACGGTAGTCGTTGGCGCCGTTGTGGTTCCGCACCCTGGCCCTGCTGCATCGTTCCAGCAATTCCCGTTAGGACTTGGTGTATCTAGATTCGTTGTCGCCGTAACCGTTACCGTCTTTGTTGACGGTATCGGCTGTAACGGCGGCACGTTCGTGCTGGATTTATTGTTGGGCGAGAACGCGATACAGACGGCCAAGAACGCCGCCATTATCCCGACTGCCAACAGCAATCGTTTCATTCGTCCACCTCATCCTCATCCTCATCAGCCGCTTGGAACAATTCGCTGAATGAATACAGCTTGCCAAAGTTCGCACCGTGGCCATTGTTCGTCTGCTCAAGTACGACTTCGGCATCTTCGCCGTAGTCGCAAATCGCCATCTCGACAGCTTCTTTGAGCTCTTCAAGCGACATTCCATTGACTTGGTCAGGACCATACCCCAGGTTACCCTGGAACATCATCGTTACCTTCATCATTTCCCTTTCGGTTGTTGGGTTTTGGGTGTTATACCCTGGATACCCTGCGACCGTAGCCGCAGGGCACCCAGCATATTCACTCGGAAGTTATTGAAGCTCACCAGCTTTCCGGTGGCGAACTTCGCCGTCAGCCCTGAGGTTGACTTTTTGAGCGGCAGCGTTACCGCGCTCCCACGCCGTTTCGTCGTAGTTGTCGCTTGCCTTGATCCGGTAACGGCGTCGGGGCAGCTTCGCTCGGTAAGCTGCGTCCTCAGCCATCATCTTCCGTATCTCGTCGCCGAACAACCGCTCAAACTCCTCATCGACGTACTTAGCCGTGCTCCGTAGCGCCGGCAGTAAGTCGCCCACGGTAACCTTCTCCGCTGCGGCCCGCATAGTACGGAGCCGCTGAGAGATGGTGCCCGCGAAGGACTCTGCGAAGCTGGAGCGATAAGCCTTGTGCCGCTGAGTATGTGGCGTGTAGTCCCCCAGCCCAGCTTCGCGCATGTACTTCTTGACTTCGCGCTTGAGCATGGACGGAGAGTTAGCGGAGTAGCTGTTAGTGGCCGGGTCAGGAACATCCGCACCGTTACGGTACGCAATCTTCCAGATTTCGTTCCACTTGAGACCAGCCCGTGTGAGGTGAAACAGATTGTAGCCCAAGGACTGTGAAGCATTCCAGCTTGGGTTAACGCTCATCACGAACTCACGAAACACCCGAAACCAAATCGCTTCGGCGTAGGCGATGTCTTCGGGATAACCGACTATCGTCCAGACTTCGGTGTCGTAGTCGGTGTGCCCGTTCTCATCAGTACCCCACGCCAGCCTTGGGTAGAAGCGAATGTTGTTGTGCTTCAAGATCGCAATGATCAGGGAGCGTACCGCGCTATTGAACTCGCGGTTCTCCCTACCCAAGGTCACGGTCCAGGTGTCCTTGATTGGCTTCGTTTTGGCCTGAGACCCAAGGTCTTTCAGGTCATTGAATCGGTCGATCATGTGTTGGGCCATGAGGTTCTCTGCGTTCTGGGCAGCCAATTCGCGCTCCGCTTCGGTAGCGTTCTCGTCGGCAGCCAGCGCCAAGAGCTTCATGACCCTTTGGATCGCCTGATCTTTCGTTGCCATAATATCCCTTTCGGTTGTTGGGTTTTGGACTGACTAGTCCGCAGGGCACACCGGAAACCCGGTGTACCCGCCGCACTTTCAGTCGATTTACTTGGTCTCTTCAATCGTTACGTCCAGGAACAAGCCCTTAGACGCCATGGACACCGACAGCTCGTTGGCGCGCTTCTTGCTTTCGGTCGTAACGCTAACCTTGCGGCCGGCAGTGCCATTCCGGTACGGCTTACCCTTCGGCATCGTGCTCTCGTGGTGGGTAAACACCGGGTTGTCAGGATCGAAGTGGGGAGTAGGAACAGTCCCAGTTACCTTGTACATCGCAATTCCCTTTCGGTTGTTGGGTTTTGGGTTGGTAGAGATACCCGCAGGATGCTGGGGCCTAAGCCCCAGCACCCGCCGCGTTCTCACCAGCCGTACTTCGCACGGCAGTCAGGACCGATACCGATTTCACGGCTCAAGTCGTTGGTCAGGCCGCGTCCGCAAACGCCGCACTGCTTGAACTCCTTGCCGTACAACGCACTTGCCTTAGCTGCGCCGTACTCCGCGATTTTGTTTGCGACCGCTTTCTGCGTCCCCATCGCCAACCGCTTCTCGTAGTCGCTAACCATCAGCTTCACGAAAACGTAACCGGCCCACTTGCCTTCGGTCGGGCGGTCCACTTTGTAGAACGCGGTCTCATTGATCGCGCCCTCTTCAGTCGGTATTCCGTACCGCCCTTCGGGCAGCACCGATACGTCGGGCCAGGGCAACGCCTCAGCCGGGGCAGCTTCAGCCGCAACGCCTTTCGGCAGTGGTGCGTCTTTCAGCCTCTCCAGCAGGAAGTCAAACCCAGCCATCGTGATCTGCTTTTGGTCCTGCGACGCGAGAAGGATATTGACCATTTCCGGTTCGTAGTCCTGCTCATCGCAAACGGCGAACGCGGCCTTGATCTGCTCCAAACGCGGATGGTGCTTCGGGTCGAAGTTAACCCACTCGCGCTGGATCAGGCTCTTCAGCCACTTCAGCTGCTTCGGAGAAGCCAGCTTTTGTTCCTTTGTCGCCATCGTCATCTCAATTCCCTTTCGGTTGTTGGTTTTTGGTTAAAAGCTCGCGCTTCGCTCCGCAGGGCCAACGGGAAACCCGTTGACCCGCCGCAACTTACGCGGTGTGGTTCAAACACCACTGACTCGGGCAAGGGCAGTTCGTCGCGCTGTGGTAGTACCCATCGTGCGAGTACAACCCAGCGTCGGCAATCGCCTCATCCCAAGTCTTAACCACCTTCCAGCCGCGTTGCTCCGCAGCTTTCAGGGCATCCTTACGAGTGTCGAACCGATCGAAAGTTAGTGCCGGCCAGTGGACTTCGCCACCGGCCACGATCTCTTTGTGCTCAAAGCTATAACGCTTCTTAGTCGGAGCGTGGTACGTTCCGGCTTCGGTAGGGTCCCAAACTTTGCGCACCTTTACCTTCGCATAGATCATTTCGACAGCCTCTCAATCGCTTCGCGTGTTTCCGAAACACCAAGTGGCGCATCAGGACGTTCGACTAACTCAACGTCGGGATACTTGAAACACGCGGCTTCGTACACGTCCATCCACTCAAACCAGACCTCAACATCGTAGTAATCGTTCAACGTCGCGCTCATCACGCGCCCGATCTGCCCGATAAAGCTACGACCCGTGTCCGTCCAGTCGAAGGTGTCCTTATTCGTCGGATCAGTAACCACTCGCTTCGGAGAACCAATCTCCTCATCGACGTCAGTCACAGACACCACGCGAACCAGGTCACCATCTTTTAGCTTACTCATGAATTCCCTTTCGGTTATTGGGTTTTGGAGTCAGCAACAACTGCCCCTGAAACCGCAGTGGCGAAACCACTACGGAATCAGCAACTTTCGTTGCCCCAACAACAACCATAGAATAGGATTTCGGCGCGTCTGGGTCCCTACGGCCATGGTCGCCGTAGTCCTCTCTCGCGCCTTATTAACTAGACCATCTAAACCTACCGCCCGCGCCGTACTAGGTACGCGATCCCCATTGCTTTAGGCCGCCGGGTAACAGTTCCGGTTCGGGCTAGCCATCTCCGCGCCTCTCACGCGCGGTCTATCTCCCTTACCAGCTTCGCGGTATTTAGTTGGTCCCGGCTTCGCCGGTAGGTCTGACTATACCCTCTGACCAGGTCTGACGCTACTCCTAATCGGCCCGGTTCGGGCTGATCCGGCCTGGTGGCGCGTAACCAGCTGTTTTAGGTGCGCCGGTACGCCTACCCACCGGAGCCGTTCTCGTTGGTCCCTGGCCAAATCCTGGCCATCCGGCTACCTCCTAGCTCGTCGCCGGGGTTACCGTATCGCTAGGGTCCGACGAGCTACCGGAACGGAGTTAGGTTGCCTAAGCAAATAACGGTCTACACCAAGCCGGATTGCGTGCAGTGCGAGTACACGAAGAAGTGGTTGGCGCGAAGATCATTGCCGTTCAACGAGATTGACGTGGTTGAGCACCCTGTGTTCGCCGAACAGCTTCGGGAACAAGGGATTTCACAAATGCCCTACGTCGTGGCCGGTGACCAGAAGTGGTCCGGCTTTAAGCTGGACCGCATACGTGGACTGGACCCGAAAGACTACAGCTGATCGCGCATGTGATCGCGGCTCTGCTTGATACCCGCTAGATGCTTCTTCATGTCTACGCCTGGTGGGTTGCTGATCGGCCGCGAGTGCGTGATGACTCTTGGTGGCTTCTTCGGCTGACCGATTAGCCACGTGCTGACATCTTCGTCTGTGGGCGGGTTGGTCGCTTCCCAGCGCTCGTTCACCAAATTCACTGCATCGTTGTGGGATAGCTGTAGCCGCTTCTCAAGTGTTTCAACAGCCAAGTCGAATATCTCTTTGTCCTCTGCTTCAAACTTGTTGTCGTCCCACATATCTCCAGTAAGCAGTTCAAGCAACGCCCGCATCTTGAGGTTCTCAAGCGTCATGACCACGAGCTTGCGTTCAAGCATGCCTATGTAGCGGCCTGTCTCGTTGTTATAAACGAGGTCTATCAGTGGGTGTCTGGTCGGTGCCATCATGCTCCTTGGTAGGCTCTTACCCAATCGTGGACGTGCTGTATTCCTAGTCCGACGTAAGTCATGCCAGGCCACACTTCTCGCACATGGTATTCACAATGCGGCGCTGTCGGGAACGGCGGTGAACAGAAGAATATCAACGCATCGACGGCTGCCGCTATAGCTGCTGAAATACCTCTCACCGTGATCAGTCGATCAGTCAATGGTTGTATTTGTAATATCTCTGCCTCTGACAACTCTGCTGAACCAGGATCGTTGCCTGTTTTGGCGACTACTTGAGATTCAATATCATCCCAAGCATTCCCATCCAAATTCTGAGCTACCTCAACACAATTGCCCGCAAACGTGCGGGCGAACTCAACCGCACCACTATGCATTTCCATCTCTGTGCACAGCGTGTAAACGTCGCGTTGAATCTCGCCGGTAAGCCCACGAGCGCTGGTGCCGTATAAGTCGCCTGGTTCGATCAGTTCGCACCAGTCCCAATCCATCTGAGGCAAGCGGAACTCAGCTATGCCTTCAACTGGCGTGGGTGGCCCACCGAAATAGGTGCTGTGCTCGTGACGGCTAGGGTTACCAAAAGCGTAGCCGCACACGTAATTTGACCTCAGATACGCAAGTCGGCCACCAGGCTCAAATTCCATGCGTATCCGGCTAGCGCACTCGCCACCTTGGCTATACCCGCCCAACACCACAGGCCTATCCTCATGAGCCATGATCCACTCTACGGCCCAATCAACACCTATCTCAACAGATTCCGCATAGCTCGGCGCTCGGAAGTCGCCAGGCGGTATCGGCCCAAAGCTCCACGGAGCCTGTACAGGTATCTCGTCGCCAACATCAGCGCAGGCACGGGCAACGTCGCTCGGGTAGCCGACACCTGGTGCGGCCCAAGTACCGGAGCACGTGAGGATTGCCACCCGTCCTGTCGGCTTTATTGGCGGCTCTGTAAAGGGGGCTCACCACCTTCAACGGTGTTCTTGATTGAAGCTGTAGCATCGACCAGCGTCAGGTCTTCACCAGCCGCGTTCTGGCCAAGCTGCGGCCATGGGCCTAGCTGGCGTTCGATGTTATCAACCTTGCGTACCAGATCGTTCCATTCCTCTTGTGTGGGCACTTCGGCTTCTCCTTTGATAGTGCTGTAACAGAATCCTTTTGGTGGTATGAGAGTACATAGTTGATCGAAGCTAATCCAGTATTCCCAAGGCCAAAAGCCAGAATCCGCAACATAAACGGCGCCACCTGGATATTGATCGTCATATCCGACAACACTTGTGTAGTGGTAGGTGTCGCTGTAGTCGCTGTAGTTTGGTGAGTCTGATCCCTTGATCCCTACTGGATTGTTGTTGGGCGGAACTTGCCAGTTAGTTACAAGCGAGTAGCCGGCATTGATAGAACCAACGATGCCTAGCTCCCAAAACCTTTGCTTCTTTTGGTCATCCGGGTAGCTATCCGCATATACAGAGTCATACGGACGTTCTGGCAGCCTACCGTTAAGGCAATTCTCAATCAGCCCAACATAATCGGTGCCGCCCTGGTGGGTACCGCATTCCTCTGCTAGTATCCATTCTTCGACGTAGATACCCCGACAACTCAGTGCCACTTGGGCACTCGCAGGCCCACACCAGTAGCCAGTTTCCTGCGGTATGATACCGTGATCAAATGGTAGAATGATTTCAGTCATGGTGTTCCTTCCGGTTCTCTCAAACCAAGCGGCGGTTCCGCTGTCGGTGGTCCAGGTGGTGGACCCACTGGCTCTGCTGGCGGTGCTGGAATAAACGGCGCTAGGCCAGGTGGAGGCCATTGGTCGCTTGGGGTTGGACCTTGAATCGCCCACGGCACACCCCAACCATCTGGAATGATATCTGGATCGGGTAGCGCGGGGTGATCAGGCTGGCCCGGCCAAACCCGCCAGCAATTCCACATCTCTACAAGGGGATTGAAGCCACCCCATTCGCAATGATCATGCATAACACCATAATGGCCGTTGCCGAAAGGTACCACTTGAAAGTTCCAGTCGCAATACCCTCCACCACCACCAACAACGCTTACGGCTGCACCACGACCTGGACAGAGGAATATGGTGGCGGCGGCAGGGGACAAGCCAGGCCCACCGCCGCCAAGTCCAGGAGCACCAATACCAACTGACCCTCCTACTGGATCAATTCCACCACCAGGACCAGGAATTGGAGCCGGCACAGGATCAGCGTAAGCGCATGGCATCTTACACATAAGGGCAATGCCTATGAGCAAGCCGCCAATTACATACCGCTGCATGAATTTTCAGCCTTCTACACCGTCCTGATCAACGTCGATACCAGTGAGCTTCTCAAGCTTGCCTTGGTGAGCCTTCAGCCAAACACCAAGAGCCACAAGAGCGGCGATGGATGTGTTGATCCAGTCAATTGCTCGCTCGCTCCAGAAGTTAAGGCCGACAAGCACATTGAGCGTGATCAGCAAGAAGCCACCGATTGCAACGATAGCGCCCCAATATTTGGCTAGCAACGCCTGCCACTTCTTTGGTGGCTGATCGTTCACGGTCCTATCCTAACTCTTATCGGTTACGGAAGTACAGGTGGCGCACCTTGAATCACCGTACCGCCGTTCAGTAACTGCATCATTACTTCCTGCGTAAGTTGTGGCTGCTGCGTTTGTACGAGCAATGATGCTACGACTTGGGCTAGCCGTATCGTGCGCTGACGTTCTTCCTCCAAAAGCCATATGCAGCAGTCTAATTTGTATTCAGGACTTTCGACGTCCATGACTGCCATTTGCCCGTTAGGTTGCATCCTCTGTCTCCCTTACTGTTTGAATAACGAGGTCTGTCCATCCTGATACATCGTCCCACGCAGCGTAATGCCCACCACGGTCAATAGTCATGACGGCCCAGGCGTGGCCGACATATGGGTCTTCAGGAACGTTTGTGCGTACGGCTACGGCTAGCGTGTCTGGATCTTGCTTGACTGACCCAGGCAGGTAGTTGGCCGGTGTCTCTGCCATTTTATCTCCTAATCCTTCAAAGTTGTGTGCGGGTTGAATACCACATCTTCTTCTGTAATCCCAAATAGTTTGATGATGTCTGGGCCATCTGTGACTATAGGATGTTCCATCTTTGCGGCTACGACAAAGCCAGGCCGAAATTGATTGCGGCAGTAGATGATATGTGGCCATCTACCTTTAGGAACCTTGATCTCAGTATGGCCAACGATCTTGCCATCGACTATGTCCCAATGGATTTGGCCACGCTGATAGTCGAAGTCAAACATCGGCTCATCGCCGTTCTCCAAGACCGCTCCTGCATATGCCGGCCAGACAATAGCCTCTAAAGTTCCCTCGCCAACGGCGTTAACCTCAGTCATAGCCTTACTTTACGTCTGCGTGTAGTTAGGCGTAACGACTAGCTGACCGGGAGATGACATCGTGGTCGAAGACACAGCTGTCTTGTCTACCATGTTGTTTCCGCTAACGCCACTCGCTAGTAGAACATAAGTGAACGTGCCGGCTGGTACGTTAATGGTGCATGGTGAACCGGCTTCTGTCCCTGTGCTTCCGGGCGTCCAGGTAGTCGCTACCCTGGTATAACCAGAGCCGCTAGTCTCATTTGCTGGAGTGTTGGTTGTGCCTGGGTCACCAGTTGCTACACCAATATACGTCCCAAGACCCGCATAGGCATTCGCGACAGTTTGTCGCGAACTAGCTACTGCAATTGCCATTTAATTGCCTTTCTTTCTTAGTGGTGAGTTTACTTCTTCGCGGAGTTCAACCACTTGGTGAACAGTAACTTCTGTAATTGAAGGTACATCTTCTAGCCCTACTTGGATACCCATTGCAACATCTTCTGCAACAACTAATGCAAATCCAGTATAATTTCCAGTAGCAATATCCTTATATGAAAATTCAAATCGTACTGTCTCTACTGCGGCCATTTCCTCTCCCTAATTCCATTCGATCAGCGTATAACCCTGCGCACCATTGTTCCCAGAACCGTTGTTAGTCGGTCCCATCCCGCCACCGCCACCGCCACCACCGTAGAGGCCGCCAGCGCCACCAGTACCACCATAGACGAGTGCCTGCGATGATCCACCACCGCCGCCTCCACCACCGCCTGGGTTACCGGAGCCACCGCCCGTTCCGGCACCACCTCCAGAACCACCACCTGCGCCACCGCCTACCGTGGCTGAGTTACCACCATAACCACCTGATGTCTGCTGGAATGCCGCTTCCTTTGCACCAGCGCCACCACCACCAGCAGCATTCCCACTCGCCGCAGGAGGTTGACCGGGAACAGACACACCACCAGGAACGGTCCCGCCCACGCCGCCGTTGTATGTCGCTGACGGAAGAACAGGCCCGCTGGCTGAAGGGGTACCACCGGCGGCACCACCGCCACCGGAACCTCCCCCGCCACCACCGCCTGCTGTCCAAGAAATAGAGCCTGAACTAAACACGGACGCACCACTATTGGCGGCACCTACAGTCACTGAATATGTAGAGCCAAGGTTAGCTACTGGTATGAATGTACGTGCTATACCGGCACCACCACCACCACCGCTACCAGGACCGGGACCACCGGCACCACCGGCCCCAACTAGGGTGACATAGCAACCAGTACAACCTGCCGGGATAGGCTGATTGGAACGGGCCGTGTTGGTCTCGTTGAACGGCGTAAAGACGATAGATGCTAGCGTACCACCACCGCTGAAGTTCGCTGTGAGGAACGCAGTTAGTTTCGGAACGTTGAAGTTGCTGAATAGGATTACACCAGGAGCGCCGGAACCACTGTTGTAGCCAAGTAATTGAGCTTGCATAGCTCCAAGCCCAATAGTGGTGTCCGTTGCTTCGGATCGTTGGACAGTCCAGGTATTGCAGTCTGGTGATGTTTCCCAATAAATCGTTCCAGACGCTTCGCGGATACGCCAAAACTTCATATTGGCGTTCCATGCTACAGTTACGTCGTTGATCCCACCGGCAGCAGTTGTCTTGCGTAAGTAGAGAGTTGCGTTGTTGTACTCCCAAATCGAATACCCATAACCCGCCAGGTCCAAGACAAGCATCTGAGTGACGTTGTTGCCTGGCGTACCACCGCCCTGCTCGGCGGTTTGAATACAGCACACTTCGGCAGAACTGTTCTGTAAGTTGAAGTAACCGTTGCTGGTTATCGCTTGGTTGGCGTTGATACCTGGAATGATCTTCAGGTACTGGCCGTTGACTACTGAACAGCCTGAGGTCCAGTTCCACTTCACCGTGTCTTTGGTTGCGAAGTTGTCCGTCAGCGTAGACATCGCCGCGTTCGACTTCACAGTCATCGTAGCCGCTAACGATCCCGCGCCAGAGAATGCGGCCTGCAACTGCGGGACTAGTGTTGCCGATAACGCACCATCGCCAGAGAAGTTGGCAGGCAACACGATTGCGTTCTTGATTACGTCTGCGCTGAGGGTGCCTACGCTGCCAAAGTTCGCTGCTATCTTTGGCTGTATGTAAGCCGATAGCGCGCCATTGCTGCTGAATGCTGGTGCTAGCGGGCATATTTGACTTACCGTAGCTGCTAGTTGACCATCGCCTGAGAATTGCCCTGTTACCGGAGCTATGGCTTTGATTGTCGCACTTAGCGTTCCGTCGCCGCTGAACAGTGCAAAGTGAGGTATAACCCAGCCCTGTAATGGCGGAACTGTTGGCGCAGATGGGGTTACAGCCCAGCCCTTGACTGGGACTGCCCCTGGTGTTGATGGAGATTCGGCCCATGCCACCTATTCGACCTTTACCCAGCCTTCAAGCGTTGGCTGTAAATCGTTCCATTGATTGCCATCTGGAGCCGAGCATCGCCAGATATGAAGTCCATCAACGACAGCACGTACAGCTATGGCGCCGTCAGTTGGTCGCTTCAGTAGCGTACCGACTGGGTCACCTTCCATGACGTTGACATAGGCTGCAAGGATAGCAGCCACATCGCCAGGGCCATATGGCTTTTCAGCATCAGGCTCGCTAGCTACATGTGCTATACGTTCCAGTACCTTTAGTTCTTGCGGTATTTCGATCATGCGACACTCCTGTTGACCAAAGTAACTTCCATATAGGTTTGTGAACCACCAGGCTCACCTACGATTGAGAAAGCGGCACTAGCATATGTTGCTGGCTGTATGGAATCGCCATTATGGGCATAGATCAATGTTGAACCATAAACACCGTTGTTAGACTGAGCACTAGTACCTGTATCAGCGAATGAACCGCCAACCACTCGAATCGAACTGCCCACTATGCCTAAATCTGCCCACACACCACGAGGGATGTTATTTACGGCAGCACGAAGGTTGACTAGATAAGTTCCTTCAACGGTAAACTTCAAGTTTTGGCCATCCCAATTTAAGTCTGGTGATATCCAGTCTTGAGTGTCAAAGAAGCCAGCAGGCAAAGCAGTTAGGCCACCAGACGGTGCAGTATATGCTGTAGTCGATGCACGATGAGCACGGAAAGTTGAGCCAAGAACAGCTGGCGGAGCGTTATCTGCAACCGATGTTCCAGAAAGTGTACCAGCTGTTGATGATCCACCCGAACCTTGACAGATAGTGTTCTTCGCTCCAAACAGCCTATAGCCTGAACCAATTAAACTGTTTGTTCCAGGTTCCGTTCCTGACCAAACCAGTTGTGTGCCTGAAAACACTTGGAATGTACGGTTATTGCCGTTAGCGCCAATAACAACCATCATGGCAGTTGACCACGTCAATGCTATACCAGTAGCCCAAACTGTCTCTGTGCCCGCCACGCAGTAGCCGACATCAGCTTTGTAGGTCAAGAAGCCGGTACAGTATGCTCGACCAAAGACGTAGTTGCGCGGATTAGACGCACTATCAACACGACCAAGAGCATAGAAGTACGGTTGCCCACCAGCGTTCGCACCAGCTGGTGCCGCAGACATTGATCCTGAAATCTTCTGCCAGTCAGTAAGAGTGCCTTGAGCGTTGTAGATAACGAAAGCTGTTCTGGTACCATCGTTATTAGCCGGGAACCAACCAGCTAGCCCACCCTTAATACCGATCTGTGAAGTACCTGGACCATTGTAGGTAACGGTGAAGAACGATGGCATGGCGCCATCTGGATATGCTGCGAAGTTAACCGTGATGCTGACGCCAGATACCGAAGTACCTTGGTTGATAGCTGCCTGCTGTTGGAGAGCTTGTGTATTGTAAAGAACGTTTGTGAAGATACTCTGCATCGACTGGTTAGCTTGAGCAGTCGTAGTTCCTGTTAGCAACGTCTGTGCGCCAACAAGAGCGTTGGTTGCGTTATCGTTAAGTGTCTGAAGGTCAGGCGCCATAGCCAGCGTAACTGGTGGAATCCTAGCTGTACCAAGGATTCCAGTGGCAATCTTAGTAGCATCTAAGCTAGGGATGAAACCCGCCAACACGGTGCCGTTAGCCGGTAGACCTTGTAACCTGTTGGTAATTGGTGTTAATGCTGCTCCGACGTTCGCAAAGCTGCCTATACCAAGGTTATTGACCAAGCTCATCATGTCAGCTTGAGTCGAACGCGACTGAGTGTCTGTGACCATCGTCGCTAGCTCGTTGACTAATGTGCCACCCGTACCCTGCATCCATTGCTTAAAGAGCAACTGCGTCTTGGTAATTGAGCCATCGTCCCACCACGTTGTCCCTGCTGTCGCACCGGCAAGCACAGATAGCTGTAGACGAACATTATTCACACCCGACGCGGGTATTGTGAAGTTACCAGACAACTGCTGCCAAGCGCCGGAAGCAGCAGGATTTGAGATTGTCTGCAAAACGTTGGTACTAACCAAGTTTGGCCCATTGTAGGCGAGTACCGAAAGCTGGAAGCAGTTGCCGCTCCCGGTAACGCCAGACCACTGGAGGTAGTGCGATAGGGCTAGCGTTTGGTTAGGCGCGACTGGCGTTGGCGGGTCAGAGAGCAAGTTCTTGAGCGCGCCGGTACACGAAGTGCTTACAGAGCCAGAGCCGTCACCCGTGTGGTCAACGCCAGAGGTCCATGTCCAGTCTGGGTTGGTTGCGACAGAGGCTGCGCTGGCATAGTTGGGGTTAGGCAACAAGTTTGGTGTTATTTGCCCAATGCTGCCTAGCGGTATGTTGGGAAGTACCCACTGCCCAAACATGCCGGATTGAATCTGGCTCGCGTCTAACGGCGGGATGAGCGGTACTGTAAAGACACCTGAGATGATCTTGCTAGCGTCTAAGCTTGGAATTTGAGCCGCATTGAGAGCACCAGTTACAATGCTCGCAGGTATGTTGGTAATATTGACCATTGACTGGGCAAACTGCCCTGTCGTGATCTTGCTAGCGTCTAGCGCAGGAACGTTACCGGCCAGAATTGAGCTGAGAACTGTTGTGCCGCCATACAATTGGTTAAGCAGCGTGTTGTACGTCGTGGTCAATACACGATTCGCCAAGTCGGTGGTCAAGTTCGTGACCATGCTTTGGGCGAATTGGCCTGATATAATCTTGCTAGCATCCAAGCCTGGAATCTGTGTTGCCCCAAGCACTCCCGTTACGATGCTCGCAGGGATGTTGGTAAGATTGACCATTGACTGCGCAAATTGCCCAGTCGTGATCTTGCTGGCGTCTAGACCTGGAATCTGTGCCGCGCCAAGGACTCCGGTGATGATGCTCGCCGCAATGCTTGTGATGTTGACCATCGACTGCGCGAATTGGCCTGATGTAATTTTGCTAGCATCTAGACCAGGGATGTTGATCGCCGGAATCAACTTGGTAACAGGACTCATTGGCGCAAGCAACGAAGTCGGGTTGATCATCGTGTTGATGAAATTCGTTACCGCTGTTGTTGGGCTGAACCCACCTTGAGATACGTTGGGGTTGCCCAACATACTCATTAAGTCTGTAAAGTATTGGCCGGCAATAGCTCCCGTACCAACACCAGGCGGTACGCCTACAGACTGTAGGATTTGGTTGTAGACGCTCTGTGATTGGTTGGTGTCTAGCACTTCCAAATCATCAAGGTACACAACATCATTGGCGGGTATATCAGACTCAATAACAGCAAGGAAGTCTACAGTGTCGAAACCAGTAGGAACGGTAACCGTTGCGCCAAGCTGCTGCCACGCACCAGTAGCAGGCATGGCTAGCTCTTGCGCAATTACATCTGTAGGCGTAGCAACGCCTTTGGAGTCAGTACAATGCATGACGAGCTTGATATGCCCGCCACCGACATTGCCGACTTTGGGGTATATCCAAGCCGTCTGCTTGAAGACGTAGTTAGGCTGTACGACTAGCGTTTGTGGGCCCATATCTGAACGCAGCATATGCATAGTCTGCGTTGTGCCAGTCGCAGTAACCTTCAATGACTTGGTACCGCTGTGGGCTACGTCTGTGCTAAGTACGCCAACCGCGCCCGGCCAGTTGAGGTTCTGCTCAAAGCTAGGGTCGAATACCCAGTTGTATCCAGCTTTGTAGAACACCTGGAAGATAGGCAGGTATGACGAAAGGAATTGGCCGCTAGTGATTTTGCTGGCGTCTAGGCCTGGTATATTTACCGGAGATAGCAGTTGCGTGGTAGGGTTCATGGGCGCCAACAGATTTGTTGGCTGAACCAAGCTTGTGATAAAGTCCTCAACGTACGTAACAGGATCAAACGGCGTAGCGAGCAGCGCCGGGTTAGAGAACATGCTGAGCAAGTTTGTAAAGTACGTAGTGGTCTGCGCTTGCGTACCGCTCCCGGCAGGCACACCAACAGATGCTAGAATCGCATCCCAAACCACTTGTGTCCCACCAACTATGCCAGAGATGACATCCATGGCTAGATTCTCTAATGGGATGACACCAGTCACACCCATACCAGAGCCACCAGTCAAGTCAGAGCTTAGTAACGCAACTACGTTGGTCTGAGAGACAGTGCCGGTGAACCAATCGCTTATAGTGGCTATTGGGTCAAAAGTACCAGACGGCACGAAGTTTAGATTGCCGAATAACGAAGCGAAGTTCAAGATGCCGTTGATGTCGTTAACGCCACCGGCGAATGACTCGATGATCGCGGTCAACCCGTTAAGTATCTGCGCAAGTTCTTCGATCCACGGAGCCGTAGTCTTAAACACCGGGTCAATAAGATTACCAAGGGTTGTGATGTCCATGCCGCCGAGAAGCACTGTGACAGAATGCCATATATCAGCGAACACTTGGTCAAAGGGACCCATAATCTGGATCATGTCTTCGACAGCCGTCAGCAAATCTTCAAAGCTCATGGCCAAGCCGCTGATAGCGTCTAGCAAGTCGTTGACCGACTGAATCCACTCAGGGTCTATGCCAAGGGCAGTCGCCCAGCCATCAATGATGCCTTCGATGACGCTGCCGAAACTATCAAGGGGCACAACGTAACCCAAGAAGAAATGCTCAGCCGCGTTGAAGAGGTTGATCGGGAACGGAGTTGTAGTGTCGAAGCCGAGCAGCGCGCCAATCGCCGGCAGGAAGTACTGGAGGTCACCAAGGTCTATGCCGTACAGAAGTTCACCGCCGCCAAGCAGCACGATGATATCGCTTATGGTGCCTTGGAGTTGACCGATTGCGTCCTGATTGCTCTGGTCGATACCCTTCTGCATCTGGCCAATGTACGATGCGATGTAATCAACAAATTGATTGAGGCGTACGATGTTTGCCTCAAAGTCTTTGTTGGTGTCAGGGTACTTTGTACTATCAATCGCAGAGAGTGCCCTAGTCTCTGGCGATTGGTAGCCAAACGCTCTGTCGATACTCATGGTAGCTTCAAGTTCAGCATTCCTGTTGTCGGCCAATTGATTTGGAACGCCATGTCAGTGACGACCTGATTTGCTGTGAAATCCACATAGCCAACTAACGCCATAGAACCAGGGCTGCCCGAATTATCATGCGTTACAGCATCATACATAACACCATACCTCGCGCCTGGCGCTGGGAAGGTAACGAGCGGCCATTGAACGTTGCCGGCGCTTATGGACAGTATCTTAGTGCTGCCCGTGTAGGTGATCTGGTTGATCGCCATCTGCTGCCCGCCTGGCGTGTAACCGCTGTAAGTCTGGTCAAGTTCGCCTGCCACAATGGATTTGAACTTGTGCGTGTTCTGGTTAGGCGTATAGCTCTGATCGACAAGCATCATGAAGAAGATGTCTGCCTCAAAGTCCACTAGTCCCTGTATCATTGACTCCATGAACAAGGCGTACGGATAGAAGATACCGTTGACAGTTCCAGGTGGTGTCGAAAGCGTTCCAACAGTCATTATTGCGTCACAATCGTTGGCGGGTCAGCTTGAAGTTGAATCGTAGGCGTAGTACCAATTTTGATGGTGACGGAGCCTTGAACATCGCCAGCGTAGATGATTGGATCGTAGTCGTATGCGCCCTCTGGCTTGAGCGTTAGTTCACACGCGCCCTTCTCTTCATCGACAGCAATGGCGAGTATCTTGTGCTGCTGGTTAACCAGTCCAACCCAAGGCATGTAGCCGCGCACATAGATTCGATCACCAACATCGTAGGTTCCGAACGGCGCGTTGGGATGTCCCATGTCTACGATGATGCTGTCCCAATACGATGGTGTCTGCCGGCGTGTGAGTTTGCGCTTCGACCACGCGGCCGCACGTTCGTTTGAGTTGACCCTTGCGTCATCCTGAGATATGCTGCGCCGGTAGCGATTTGGATCAGCATTGGTCAACGTCGCGCTGTACTCAGTACCAGGGAACCAGCCGTCAATGGTGATATCGCTGACCCAGTCGATTTGCGTCTCAATATGCGGTACGGCTTCCAGAACGTTTTCATTGATGGCGAATACGAGCCACTTCTGGTCTACGCCTGCCCACGGATAGCCAAGGTATATCTGTTTATTGATGGCGCTGCGATCATCGTTCCACGCACTGAATTCGATGTAGTCGAATGGGATGTCACGCGCTAGCTTGTCGATGTGGTCGCCGCAGTCCTCTTTGTCTGTAGCTCTGATGAATTCAGCGAAGAAGTCCAGGTTCAGTATGTTGCCGTTGAAAGCGTAGCCGGGCAACATCTCTATGCCGCTGAGCGCAGGAGTGACGGTGACGCCAAGGTTGCCATTCGGGTAGCTCTGGAGGTGGTTCCATATCTTGTGAACGACTTCAAACACGTCGCAGGCCAACGGATTCCAGTTTTCCAGCCACGGCATCTTCTTCGGGTAACCAGCGAAACCCTGTGATACTAAATGAGTTACGCCTGTCTTCTTGTCTACCTGAGATGGCTGTACGATACCACTAGCCCATATCTTCCGCTCCCCATAGATCATCTTCTCAACGTGAATCCAGTGGGACCACGGCTTGAAGAAGATACCTGCGACTGACGTGTCGCGGTAGTCAACGTCAAATTCGATATTGCACGGACCATTAAGTGCGCGAAGCACTTTGGGCTTCGTGACTACTAAATCACGAGACACAATCGCGCCAGTGCGTGCTTCCTCAACGATGAATCGAAAGCGATCCATATCACCGCTGAGCGGTACAACAGGCTGCGTATTAGTGTCCTGTAGCTTTTGTACTGTCGCCGATAACGTACCGCCGCCAGAGAAGTCAGCATTGATGCTCATACGATGTTCCAAGCCTCTCGCCAATACAGGAACACCCTGGAGGACATATCATTTGGGTCACCAGGCCCGCCAAAGGTCGTGAACGTAGCATCGTACGCAACCAAGTTGTTCAGCCCGACGCCGAAGCTGATATCTGTAATGCTATCATCCTGATTCAGGATAAATCCTTGAGACCTGTTGGCTTCATTGATGATTCCGGTTGTATCCGGCCACGAGCCAACCTCCTGACCGTTGTACATTAGATGGGCTGTCTTCTGCCCAGGATCGTACGCAATCGCCACCGTATCACCAGATACGATGCCAGGCGACGGCACCGCATACTCGAATTGGGTATCCATAGCAATGTAATTGGTGCTTGTGACGATCCGCAGCCTATCGTTAGCCGTTGGTATGCCAAATTCTTCTTCAATGCCTATGGACTTATATATCTGTGCCCCAAGGAAACTGCCGCAATCCGGTGCGCACATGATGAGGATGTTCGACGTACCGCGCCAGATGTCGGCTACTGTCGCTTGCGCGAATTGGCCTGCCGTTGTGTACTGGTGGTTGTTATCGACAACCGTCGTAATCCCAAACGGCGCAAAGAGATAACCACCGTTCTGTAGAGAGAAGCCCCACATTGGTGTTCCGGCTAGGACGTGCCAATTGCCGCCAATGTTAAACGTGTCCATAAAGTCAGGGTTATCAACAACTCTCGTGTTTGGTAGCTCTGTCCACGTCGTGAGAGTCGTATCGGTCCAACGACAAACGACAGGCACGCCTGATGGTATCTTCAGCTGATCAAGGTACTGCGACGAGCCGATAAGAGCAGCGCGCCAGTTAATGTTGTTGGTATCAACGATTCTGCGCATCCACGGATAACTACTCACTTCTACAACAGTATTCACTGCTATGTCGATACCTAGCTCAACCTGGACGTTGCCTATCGTGACTATTGGATGCTGTAGCGGTCCATAGAGCAAAAGACGGAACCAAGCTGAGGCATCGCCTCTGTCCCTGAAAATGATCTTCGGGTCAGTGTTGTAGCCAATCTCCGTGTACGTCTCAACATCCTCGTAAGCGTATGTGTCGGCCCGCCGAAACTCGCACTGTACGTCCACCCACTCCTGCTGCTCGACTGGGCCGTGCTGGAATTTGCCTGGGCGCCCATAGATTCGGCGCACAATGCCATCGTCGTCAGCGAACAGCAATGCCTTCATTGCGCCCCAAGTAACCCTGACGGTGTTGGCTTTCCACTCATTCGCCAACTGTCCCAACAGACTTCGTGACTTATACAGAAGTGACTCGTGTACGCTACCGCTGACATCTGTTGCTGACGCAGGTAAGTTCCCAAGCTCCCAGTTGTTAAGCACAGCCATCGTGAACACGATTGGCGCCGGCACGAGATTGTCTATGCCGAAACGGATTTCATCGCTGTGGAGTATCTGGAAGTCTTGGTTGTTAACGTTCCACGGCTGAATCTCCAACTTAGACACAGGCATATTGGTGAAGTCGCCAAAGATCACGTTACCCAGTTGGTACTGATACGCTTTCAGAGTCATTAGTCACTCCCTGCCGATACTGAAGCAACTTGCGGGGCACCAGTACTCGCAATCCACATCGAATTACTCATCATCTCTAACGGAGTCTGTTGTGACGGACCAGCATAGATATTCAGCTGTGTGTTGCGTACTTGTGGGCCTGGCCCAGCTGTGTACGCTCTGTTGAACGGCGTGCGAATTGTGTTCTTGTTCAACGGGTTATCTTCGCTGTACGTGTAAATCTCGCCTGTGTTGGTATTCAACAACATTCGTACGTTGCCGCTGAGCGGGCCAGTCGCTGCCCCGCCAAGCAGGAAACCTTCAAGTACACCAACGTATTTGCCAATCTCGTGGTAGACTTCAACGCCCAGCGAAATGCCTTCGTTGACCGCTCCCAGAGCTTCGCTCACAAGACCCGCAATCGCGCTCGCTGCACCTAGCGCGGCCGCAGCGCCACTCGCGCCACCACTCGGATCACCAGCCGCTCCCGCTCCGACGAACTTACTGGCCTCTCCAAGGATATCAGCGGTTGTCTTCGCCACGTCTGCAGCGGTTTTGATGTATTGCTGAATGTCGCCAATGATTTTGACGATGTCCTCTGTGTTCTTGATACCACGCACGAGCGTGTCTGTGATATCTTGTGTTGCCCCAATGGATTTGATGAAGTCTTCAATGTTCGTAAATATGTCTGCGCCGATTGTACCAGCGGCAGACATGATCATCGTCGCTTGGTCAGCTGGCGATTGGGTCTGCGTCGGCAGGTTCTCGCCACTAGGCCCAACGAACGAAACACCAGGTGGCGCTTGGTAGTTGGGGAAGTAAGTTGGGTTGGGCGGCAACAGATTTGGCTGACCAGGCTGGAGACTTGGTGCAGCAGAACCAGGTACGGCTGCCACAGGCGGCCCAGCAGGAGGTCCACCGGGCTGACCGGGACCAGGTGCCGCGTAATAGATCGGCGGTACTTCGTCTGGAATCCCATGTGCGCGACGAACATCCATTGGGATAGGCTGGCTCATGTCCCAGCCCTGCGGCGGCTGGCTTATCCACTTACCCGCATCCATTGGGTTAGCTGGTGGTGGAGCAGGACCACCTGGCGCTGGCGCTTTCGGTGCTGGTGCTTGCGGCGGCATTGGTTGATCGAAGCTAGTCAGATTAACCTGTGGGCCTAAGAACGGCGTTGCTCCCCTTACGCCTGCTGCCGGCTGAGCCGCGATTAGCCCTTGGTTTTGTGATAGCCTAAGTGCCTCTTCTGTGGTTATCGAATATACACTTGCCTGACCAGTTTTCGGGTCTGTGACGCCTGGGTCACGGATGATGACTCTGTTGGTTTGAGGATCGTAGCCTTGAACAACAACGAAGTGTTCAATCTGGCCACCTTGCTCAAAACTGCCTATAGGTCCACCCTGTGCGCCGCGAATTGGACCTGGTGCGTTGTAGTTCAATATTGGTGCAAAGCCAGCATTTACAGACGTTTGGATAGCACTCATCAATGCTTGCGGAGTACTGCCGGCAGATGGTGTAAATCTGTAATTAGCTGTAGGCGCATACTTATTGAGCAAGTTCGTGTACGTCTGTGGCCCTTGGCCAGTACCATACGCAGCACTGAACATGTCCTCAATTTGCTTCGCGCCTTGACCACCAAACTGTGCATCTCCTTGTAGCACAATACGAGCCGACGCAGGTCCACAGTCAATACTGTTTGTTTGCACCGTAACTTTGTCGCCCAAGTTCAGCTGTACCGGACCACCACCCGTGGGCGGGCCACCAACAGGTCCAGCAGCAGGTCCACCAGGCGGTGGAGGGGGTGGTGGAGGCTTGATACCTGGAATAGGTTGCTTACTTGAATCTAGAACCTTACCACCAGGGAACCGCTTAAGCATCTCATCAACATTGGCGCCATCAGGAATCAAAACGATTTTGCCGTCTGCGGTTTGGATGAACTTGCCCTGCGTGTAGTCTACAGTTGGCTCTTGGCCCGTAGCTACCGGGCCAGCCCTACCGGGTTGCGATGGCGCGGGTCCAGGCGGTGGAGGAGCAGGAGCAGGAGCAGCCGCGCCTGGCGCAGGGCCACCGGGTTTAGCAGGCGGCAAATTCTTGTATGCTTCCTGAACGGCTTTTGCGTAAGCGTCAGTTGACATGAACTGGCCTTCAGGATATTTGTTACCCTGCCAGTCAGTCGTTGGGCTATAGCCCTCCATGTCGAGAAGCCAACGAGCATATGCCCCAGGGTCAGTCACATTGCCTTGAGCATCCGTGCCGCCTACCGGAGCACCAGCAGGAGTCGCTGCACCACCAGTAGATGATTTGAATCCACTGGCTTGGCGATTGTTCCACATCTTCCTGAAGCCACCGACGTGAGCCGCGATACCTGGCCCAGTTTGATTGTCGGTCATGCCCATAATGGATTCTGGGTGTGCCCAGTTGCCAGTCTCTACCTTGTTGAGGGCAATAAGTCCAACAATCTGACTATCGTTAAATCCAGCTGCCTTAAGGGCATTCGCCAACTCTAAGTCTTGGCCCGTGTAATTTGGCGTACCTGCAGCAGGAGCGGCTGGCGCTGCGGGCGCTGCTGGCGCAGGCGCGGCAGGAGCAGGCGCTGCCGGCGCTGGGGCAGCTGGTGCTGGTGCCGCTGGTGCAGGCGCTGCTGGGCCAGGGCCAGCTGGAGCAGCCGGGGCAGGGCCACCTGGAGCTACGTTTTGACCTTGCGGACCAACCTGCGGAACGTCGCCTGCTTGCTCTTGTGGGCCGGCACCTGGACCACCAGGTAGCTTCTCTCCCCATGGAAGTGGCGCATGACCTGGCTCTTGTACCTGTGGAACGCCATAGACTTGCTCTTGCGGAGTTAGTGGCCTACCGAAGAAGCCACCAGGCCGCGTCATTGGATTGTCGCCGCGATTCCACAGCGACGCAACAATTTTCGCGCCATCCATCATGATGTTGCCGATATGCAAGGCAAGGTTGAAAGCATGCTGGAAGATGTTCTTCCAAGCCTCCATATCGGTCGTCAGCCAAGTGATCCATTGATCGAAGCCGGAAGTGCCTTGGACCTGCCCGCCCGACGTACCTGTACCACCAGCGCTGCTGAAACCCATTCCGGTATTTGATACTCCACCAGATGTCGTTGTGCCGCCTTGAGCGCCGCTAGCAGCTGCCCCTGCCATGCCCGACGCTGCGTCTGTAACTGCTGGCGTACCTTCCGTTATGCCTCTGGCGTAGTTGGTAGCGAACGCCGCACCCATGGAGTCTGGTGAATCATCATGCAGTGGACCAAGTTTCGCAGGCGAACTGGTCTTGCCATGATCTCGCGCTATACCGAACAAGTCATAAACGGCATCGCGCATACTGCCGAACATGGAACGTATGCCGTCGATGATGCTCTGGACGAGATGCTTACCCCAGTCGAAAGCCTCATCCCACCAATGAGATACGGCTTCTTTCACCGTATTCCATGCGCCTGTGAACGCATCGCCAATACCGCCGAAGAATCTGACGATTGCGTCCCATGCTGCTTTGACTGCGTTTACAACAGTATCCCATATCTGGACAAACTCATTGCCAAGCCACGAAGCCCACTGCTTCATGGTCTCCCAGACCTCGCCCATCACACGTTTGATTGTGTCCCAATGGGTTACGACTTCGTAGATGACAACGCCGAGAACAACAAGTACAGCAACAACTGCGAGAATGATCAAAATCAGCGGGCCTAAAGCAATGTCGAGCGCAGCCGCTGCCGCCGTTAGGCCACCTAGAATTGTCGTAACTATGCCGATGCCGCTAGCCAGCGTGCCTAGTATGTTGCCCAGAGCTACCAACGCAACGGTAATACCGAGTATCCACTTCAATTCCGTTGGCGTCAAATGACTTAGGAATGTACCAATGGCCTCTGCGACTGTCTTTAGTGTCGGCGCAAGGTCTTTCAGGATTTGGGCGAAGTCTCTGAACAGAGTTGGTAGCGCTGGCCCCACAGATTGTACGATTGTAACTAACGCTTGCCCTAGCGTTGTCAGTATCTCACCGAGTGCCGGCCCAGACGCAATCAAGGCCTGCCCCAACACGTTTAGTGCTTGACCTAGACTTTGGAAGAACGAATTGATGCCAGGCCCCATGCTGGCGCCAAGGTTCATCAGGTTCGTAAATAGCTGACCGAGAGCAGTAGCGACTGTGTGAAGTACTGGCGTAAGTGCTACGGCCGCAGCGTGAGCCGCCTTGAAGAACTCAGTAAGCGTCTGCTGGCCTTCTGCGCTTGCCGTCCACTTGTTGAACTCAACAGCTATCTGCTGGAGCGTCTGTAAGAAGCCACCGCCAAACTGACTGGCAATACTGGAGATATTGGCTATGCCTTCGCCAAAGTTCTTGATAGCACTGAAAAGTTGGCCAAAGCCATCAATGGCGCTCTGTATCCATTGCTGTAGCTTGCCGGACTGCGCCGCGGCCTGTATCCATTGATTAAACTCATTGGCTATCTTGACGATTGAAGCGCTGATCTGCGGAAGGAATTGGGAGCCAACAACTCCGAGCGTCCTGAACGCTTCCATAACCGGCTGGATGGCGGGCAACAGCCCTCGCATCGCCGAAGTTATGTTGGTTACAAAGGTGTTCATGGCTTGTAGCGTGCCGCTAGTCGTCATGAACTGTAGTATTTGGTGCATCGCTTGCCCGAATACCGCGCCAATCTGCTGACCGGCATGCATCAGCAGCGGTAGCCAAGTTTGAATGAGCGGTCGAATATCGTCAACGATTGGGGCAAACAAGGATTGCTGAACTTCTCGCATAGCACCGCGATACGAATCAGTGAAGTGCGAGAGAGTGATCATGACTTGCTGTGCGGCAGGAGCTAATTGGCGTATCGCTACAGCAAACTTCGCAGGATCATCCATGGACTTGAGAGCATCCATAATACCATGCATGCCAACGGCCAACGTACCCAAAGCAAGTCCACCAGCACCAGCTGCGGCCGGCAGTAAGGCGATAGCGCCGGATAGCTGTACGATGGCCGCCGTAACGCCCGCTATGGTCTGAATGCCGCCACCGCCGAGTAGACCTAGTAACCCGCCAGCGGCACCCACTCCGCCAACCATAGCAAGGGATTTGAGCGCCGTACCGAGTACGTTAGTCAGCGTGTGCGCAACCCGTTCGACAACACCGTTGATCTTCTCCAAGTCATTGGCGAAGTTCTTCAAGTGCTGAGAAGCTGTCTGAGTATCCTGTGTGAAGTTTCGGATATGAGCACGCGCATCTTCGACGGCACGATTGAGACGAGCATAGCTTTGAACAGCGCGCTCGTGTAGCTTGTTTTCTTCTTCCTGTGCTAAGGCGTATTTCCGCTTAAACTCCATGAGTTCAGTGAGCGGCTTCTTGTCTGTGAACGCTTTGGTCCACTCTTCATGAATCTTGGTGCTACGCTGAGCCGCTTGCTGATACTCTTGGTGAAATTGGTTGTACTGCTTGTTGAGGTCTTGGATCGCGGTCTTGTGTTTGTAGGCAGCTTGTCCTACACGACCGTGCTGCTGTTCGGTTTTGTTGAGAGCTTCGGTTACTTCGCTGAGATGCCCGCTGAGAGTTTTACTTTCAGCATCGACAGCTGCCATACTAGCAGCAGCTTCATCCGCTCCGCGAGTATCGGCGGTGATGATGATTTCGCCATGTGCACGACCAAGATCATAATCAGGCATCAGTACCCACTAGCCAGAATTTCACCATCGTCTGGATTGTCTTCGCCACGCCTAATGACGCCTCCACCACCACTGACGAATGGATCAGCATATCCTGCAGTGGATTTCGTCATATCGTCGCCCATACATTCAGCGAAGGCACGGAGCCGGTGGGAACGTGCAAATGCCTCATTTTGGGCACCTTCAGAGGCCTGTTCCATCATACCTTCTACATAGCGACCAAAGCGAAATATCCCTCTATCAAACAGAATTGATGCTGCACCTGCTACTCCATATAGATCACTGGGCGGTCGGCTGTAGGCTTGGCTCATCTGCCAAGCCTCCCAAGCTTTCCGTTTGTTGCCAAACACTTTTTAACTCGTCCATCGACCGCCCAAAGGCAGCGCCGAACAAGTACATACGCTCAGCCATACCGATATCATCGACATGAACTGTTGCTGTGAAGTCTGGGTCCTCCCAATCCTCTTCTGTCCCATAGTTTGTCTGCTCTGGGTCATCTGTGACCCTGGGACGGATGGTAGCAGCCATCACGACTTTGTCGATTGCGACGAACATGTCGTTGATCGCTTCGGGATGTTCCTTCAGCGTCTCACGAATCTTCTCATCACGCTGATTGTCGTCAATCGTGTTGTCGAACAAGATGGGTGTGAATGTATCCAGATACTCCATTAAACCCAAGCGTAGCAAGTCATCTCGCTCAAACCGCATCATGCGAGCCGTCTGCCCGCTAGGCAACGTGACATCGAACTCAACACGTTGCTTACGGCGCCAACCTGTTGGCGCGTATGGGTTTACAGGCTTCGTGATCTGCTCAGAGCTAGGCGGCGTTGGCAACGTAGGCGCCACCGGCTTGCCTGAAAGATCAGGCGGTCGCACATCTTCGGGCCTGGGCTGGTACTCTTGTGCTTTACCCACACTAATGTCGGTCATATTGGTCTCCTTGGACTCGTTGTGCCGTTATTGAGATGTACTACTTCGTCAAAACGCTGATCGGAGTGCTGAATTCGCCTGTGACAGAACCAACAACAGCGGCAACCGCAAACTGGTAGTTCGTAGCTGTCGTCAAGGCAGTAACTGTCGTCATGTTGGTCGTTGGGCTACCGCCGTTTGGCACGGTGACTAGCGTCCACGTTACACCGTTGTCGATGCTCTGGTTGATTTCATAGCTATCGGCGACACCGACAGCGTCCCAAGCCAAATCAACAGTCGTAGCAGTAACAGCCTGCGGCGACAAATTCATGGGAATGGGAATCGGGTTGCCTTCAGGCGACATTGACAACGGGAAGTCCGACTCATTGCGGATGATCTCGTACAGCCAGCGGCCTTCATCACCCTGCATCGGAAGTCCAACGCCGTCAATACGACTCGTCTGGAACGCGCCACCGCGTTGATCTGCCTGAAGGCGACCGTTTGCCTTGCAGCGATAGATGCGAGCGACGATGTTACCACCGCTGTCGGAGATAACCCGCCCATCAATGCGGAAGTATGGGCGAAGGTCGTTGCCGGACTTGCGGAGTCGGGTCACACGGTTTGGCGCTGTGCCCTCTTCAATCACCATGGCGCCGCTGATGATTGACCACGGAGTGATGGGGAGACCACCAGACTCCAGGCTCCAGTCCACCTGCGGCCCACGACCGTGGACGGCCACGAGGATGTCATCACCACGTAGCTCGTCGTACTGCTCGGTTTCAGAGAAGCCAAGCGTCATCGCAACGGGCAGTGGGTAACTGACGTCGGCCAGCTGCGTACCTTGCGCATCCAGATACGGCGTCAATACGATCTGACGAATACCATACGGTAGTGCGTCAGGAACAGCAAGACCTGTCATGTTTTTGATCCTCTCTTGACTGGGTCCTTGTAATAGTTGGTTCTAACTAGGTCACCGGTCACTGGATCGTACAGGTGAAACACGCTGACGTCCTTGCCTTGGGTGCATCTCCAATGCCTGCATTTGATTTCGATCAGGCCATCTTTCAGTATTGCGTGAAGCGTGCCGGGGCAACGCAATTCGATTGCGTCTGGTTGCATTGCCGGCTGCGACACTAGCTCGTCACCTGCCTGAGGTTGCCGTCCTTGTCGTAATCGACTTCCAGGAAGCTGTGGCCGCCGCGTGGCTGGGTGTCGTCAATCAACAGGTAATCCAACTGCTCGTCGCTGAACTCAGCAACAGGGATCATCTTGTTGTTGGCGACACTCCAAACATGGGTAGCGTCAGCCTTTTTGGTCTGTACGCCCAACGCTCGCCACTGGGGCGGCCTGATGATTCGATGCGATGCGTCGCCAACGTACTTGACGAATGGACCTTGCGGCAACGCCTTCGGTGCGCGCCTGCGAACATCACCAGGCGGCTTGACCGGCATATTCGTGCCCGGTTCAACTTCGGTGGCGGGCTTTGCTTCAGCCATTGTAGCAACCTTTCCTTATGTTGGTGTTAGATGGCTTATGACGCGGTAACTGGTTGAGCGGCAAAATGTTTGGTAGCCATCATCCTTGAGATCACGCGAACGTCCTTCTGCGTCAATCTGCGTAACCGTATAGCCATCAGCGCCGGCAGTGTCTTCTATGCTGCCAAGGACACTATCGAGAATATCAACCACGTTGTCCAAATGGTTGTAGTCCGTTGAGAAGTCACGGTACATGTGGGTCCAGATGGCAAGGTGGTGCGGACCGCGGCCTAGTCGTACATCAATGTCATGAGCTTCCCATCGCAACACCATGAACATCTTATCGCTTGGCCGCTGATTGCCGTCGTAGTTAGCGAGCACGTTGCTACTGTCGAAACCTAGTGCCTGCAAACGAGGTTCGGCAAGGATTGCATCCATAACAGCTGCGCGGCTCATGGCGTTCTCCGCGTCGTGTTCGTAGTCTGCGTTCTGGCCGTCCTAGCGGTCTGCTTAGTGTTGCGTTTCCCAGCCCTAGCTTCGCGCCCTGCGTATTGCGTGGCTCCCTGTGACGTACCCTTCGGAACCACACCCGGCATATCGACGTCAACCTTAAGCTCAGGCGGCACATCGAATTTGCTGAACATGTCCTGAAGGGCTTTCATCAATTCCTGCGCAGTCGCAACGAGTACAGGCATGATGATTTGGAACTTGCCTAGATTGGCTACCTCCAGCCAAATGCCGTAGTCAACACCGTGAGCCATCGTAATCTTGTGTTGTGAGAAGCCAGTTGCACCACCGGTCATGGTTGCAGCACCCGAATGTTCAGCTACCGCAACCAATCCCGTGCGAGCGTTGCCCGTACGATCCGTCCATGGGGCTTTACGCTTCATCACATCCATACCACGGCCAGCAGCGAAGTCGGTTGTGAGAGTGAGCGTTTTGTTGATCTTAGGCGTCAACTCAGCTACATTCGCCTGTAGCTGAATCGTATCAAGCCTCATCTCAACTTGCGCCACTGATCAACCTTCGTCCTTCAGTGCCTTGTTGAGCCGCTTGATTAGCTCTGCCTTGTTGCCGTCCGTAGGCAAATTGCGTTCACGAAGCTCCACCTTCAATTCCTCAACGGTGAGGTCTTCAGGAGCAACTTCTTCAACTTCTTCTTCGGCCACTTCCGTTGTGCCGCTTGGGGTTACCTCAGGCACCCACCCAGGCGCAAAAGTAGGCTGCGCAGGTGGCTCCGGTACTTCCAGACCAGGTATCTCAACCTTCACAGGCAGCCCTTCGGCATGTACCTTGGCCTGACCAAACTTTCGCTCATTCTCCTCAATGTGGTAGTCAAGCGATCGTTCGTGGAGCCACCGCTTATCCTCATCCGACAGCGGCTTGTCAAAGTCGATTTCACGACTCATGTTGACTCCTAGCGGGTTTGCGTTGAGTCAGCCGTGTACGAAGCCGGTGGCGCGTAGCTCGCGTTGGCTGTGATCTGCAGGATAGCAGCACCAGTCCGTCGCCGGATACCAGTGCCGAAACCGTGGATGTAGTAGCCGTCAACGAGCGGGTAACGCTGCTGGTTACCCGGCAGCAACCTCAAACCCCGCCACTCCGGTGACGGATGTTCGCGGATACCAACGATGTTCTCGTCAACGTTGGCGCCGCCAGTTGAAAGGAACATGCAGTAACCAGGATTCATCAATGGCTCTTCAATGACGATGACGTCCATGTAAGAACCGCTGACCCGCAAGCCGTTCCACACGGCAGGAGCCTGGCCACCCAACAGACCTTCGGCGTTCGGCACGAGCAACGCGGGCTGGCCAAGAGCCGGCACGAAGTCGTAGTTGGCCGTCTTGCCGTTGGCGTTGGCCTGCCCAAATCGCCACTTACGCATCTGGTTTACCTCAGAGCGGTTGGCGAAGCAGACGATTTGCGTACCAGTGTCCCACCCATAACCGTGTTCGGTAAGGGTACCAACAGTGGTTTCAAAGTCGTCTGAATCAATGCCTGCCGCACCAGAAGTGAGGTAGTGGTTGTGAGTACCGTCGAACGTGACACCCTTATAGGGCGGTGGCACCCAACCATCTGCGTTGGCGAGCGGGTAAACGTTGTACGTCATGGCGTTGATGATGGTGGTACGGCTACGCTGATCGAACAGCGCTTCCATCACCTTGCGGAACACCAAGGCCTGGTCTGCCTGAATTGCCTTGGTATGAATGGCTTCTACTTGCTGAGCCGGTGCATCCCGCAAGAACTTCCAGGTGTAGCCAACTCCAAGGTCCCAGTCCTTGTAGGAGTAAGCCAGCTGGTAGTAGCTGATGTTGGTGTTCGCCTTGCGCGGGATGCCGAATTCAGTCGCCTCTTCAAAGTTGAAGTCGCCGATCTGTGGCACCAGTTCGATGTCGGAAACCACTGGGTAAGTGAGCAATCCGACCATGCCCTGTTTGTGCTCGTTGTAGATCGTGTTGGCGTCAATGAACTCACCCCAAAGTTGGTTGAGGTCAACGCCATCGATGGTATGAGTGAGGATATCACCCTCAGTCATGTAGCCGGAACGGTTACCGGCACCGCCCCAAATGCGGAACTTCTCTGCCATGGTCATCCTTTCAATTTGCGCGAAGCTCATTGGCTTTGAGGCGATTAGGTTGTGTTGACGTTCACTTGAAGACGGTCGGGTTCAACCGTAGTCCCAACGTATACACCACCAGCGGCAGTCGTTGAGACGATGCCGGTGGCTGGATCGGCGTAATACTTAGTTCCTGCCACGCCGAAGTCAGTACCCGGAACCAAGCCGGCACTAGAAGGGCCGAAGTCGGTAACGCAGCCCTGCTGCATGACATCCACAGATGAAATCTGCTTCTGCGGGCCGACAACGCCTGGCTTGGACGTTACGACGAGTACGCCGACAACCCCAGAGTTACCGCCACCTTTGACCACTTTGCCCGTGGTGTCGAGGCCAACGCCAAAAATTTTGCCCAGGTCAGCATCCAAATAATCGGCTGCGACGTGGGCACGGAAACCGTTAGCGATTGGGTCAAACTTATCGTAACGAGCCATCTTTGCTGTTTTCCTTTCTGGGATTACCGCTGACTAGCGAGAGCGCCTGGACCAAAACCGGGCAACTTGTACTTGGCGCCTAGCTTTTGACGATCCGTTTCGCGCTGACGTGTTGATCCGCCAACGGGATGACTGCCTGACGGTGGAGTCCCTGGAGGCGCGGAAGGTGGTGCGCCGCCTTCAGATTCGTGCGGCACCAACAGGTACTTCTTTTCACTGGCGATGCGCTTCAACTCCAGGTCCAGGCCTTCGATCTCACCCGTGTCCATGTCGAGCCGAATGTTGTCCTTGTTCAGGAAGCTGCGAACCGCTTCCACGTCGTGCCAGTCGTACTTCTTGTTCTTCATGATGGCCGTGTCGATGTACGAAGTCTCAACGAACTCAAGCAATTTCTCGTACTTGGCCTTGTAGTCATCGCGCTCGGTTGCGGTGCGCTCTGCTTCCTCTTGTCCCTCTTGGTTTTTGGTCAGCAGGCTCTGTTCCGCTTTATCAGCGCGCTTCTTCTCTGCAATGCGTTGCTTCTTCTCGGAGTCGAGTTTGTCTTCAAGCTCTTTGAGACGCTTCGCACCATCATCGTCGCCATCCCCTGAATTACCATCTCCTTCAGGAGGTTTGCCAGTATCACCAGATTCTCCCTGGTTTTGGCCGCCTTGGTTTTCTCCGTCACGTTCGCCTTCACCACCCCAGATCACGAAGTATTCGGCCTCAACTGGGCTCTGGGACATCTTGGTCTCCTTACGGATTAGACAGATCAAGTGGAGCGTACCTCGCAGCGGGATAGCTTCGCTGAAGTTATGCGGCGGGCATACCGTACTTCTTTTCAAAGTAGTCATCGAACTGGCCGGACTCAAGTGCATCTGTAAAGTCACCCCATGCCATCTCTTTGCGTGTCAGGTAACACATACATTGTGGATGCGGCTTCGACGGCACAGCGTCTTTCGGGAAATACTTTTGCTCAGCGTATGTTTCACAGAGGTCACCTGGATCAGGCTTGTGTACCTTGCTAAGGTGCCATTCCATTTCCTCAACCCATGGATCCTCCTGAGCTTGGCCGATAGACATTGCATGGAAAGCGTTGTTAATCTCGCTACGACCCAGCCTCATGGCTGCATAGCTGACTCCCCCAGCTACGTTGGGGTTGATATCATTTCGCACCAGCTTGGCCAATTCCTTGGCGCTAGCACCACGTGCGAGAGCGCTGTTGATCTTCCGGTCAACCCGCCCAGCCTCCATGGAGCCGGTACGGTACACCTGCTGGCTGAGGGTTATCTTCGACTTGGTAAGCCGGGTAATCATCGCCTGGATGCCGTGCTGTGCTGATTGAATGAAGCTGGCTTCCCACGCCTTTCGATCCTTCGCGGCTGGGAACAGCGCATCTAGCACCTTCGCATCCTGAGCCAGAGCAGCCTTCGCAGCTGCTTCGGCTGCGTCTTGCTGCCCCTGGTCGATGATTGGGACAAGGTCTTTGAACATTGATTGTATGATCGTGCGGATTTGGTCTTTAACCAGGTTGAATTGGTATCGCTTGGTCCTGTCACCAATGTTGGTCCTTTGCCACTTATCGGCCTCCTGTCCTGCGTCAAATTGGGCCTGCTGCAGTACCTTTACGATCTTCTTGTCGTAAAGTTGTTGTACCGTCAGGTATTTGAGCAACCAGATGGATGCTCCGCTATCATCAGGCTGCGGTAACGGCGCTGTCAACTAACTTCGCCTCATACTCGTATACACCTTTGGGAGTGACGATGATGTGATGGAAATTGAAGCCGCGTTCAGCGAGCAACCGGATACACGGCAGATCATCCCGCGACGGCACCTCAAGCCCACCAGGGTGCGTGTGCCAGATTGCCTTGATCGTTGGGTCGTGAAGATCAAACTCCATGTCGTACCCAAGCCTGTGATCGCCAGCAAAAGTGTTGGGATGCTCAACGATAATGCCGTGCTCGTGGATCAAGCCGCAAGTCTCGTATGGGTACGCAGCAATTGCCATGTGCCGCAACGCGGTTTGAGCTTGTGCTGAAATAGTGGGCGGGTGAACATGATTCAGACGAAGCTCCATCTTGCGTCCTTAGTGCTTGGGACGTAACGGCACCCTTTGGAAACTGGCGCCCTTACGGTCTGGTAACGCCCGGTACACAGCGCTGCTAGCAGGCCCAAGCTCGTGGTGCTCGCCGGTAGCGTGTGCTTTACCTATAGCCCAACGACGCAGCTTTGGATTCGCAAAGAACAAGCGCTGCTGAGCTTTTGATGCGAACGGATGATGGCCGGCAGCTGGCTGGCCAGGGATTGTACCCGGTGGATAGTGGCGACCACCGCTGCCCTTACGACGTAACCCCATGCTATCCTCGCTTCCTGGCCCGTGCTGCTCGCTTGCGGCCTGTTGCGCTGAACTTGGCCATCTTCTTGGCGCCGTACTTCTTGCGCCCAACGTAGGCAGCTAGTGCAGGACTCATGCCGCCTTTGGTTAACTTCTTGAAACGCCCACCGCCACCAGGCTTCATGCGCGCCTTGCCTTTTGCGGCCATTGTACCTCCTGTCACATAGTGCTGAAATCTAGTGTCTGCCCATTGTTTTGGAACGCATCTGGTGGCACCTGGCCACCTTGATCGCCAAACTGGTTCATCTGATCAGCTATTGGGTTTGGTGGAGCAGCTGATTCGGCTATCTTCTTGGCATCTTCCAGAGCTTGGTTGAAGTCGGAATCGCTTAGGTCCCAACCAAATAGCTCGTTGAGTCGGTCATACAGCCACTCGACAGGGAGTGTGCTCGGAGCCTGAACCCAGATGGATAGGTAATCCGCCAGCATCTGGGTGGTGTTCTTCGGCATAGGATCGCCGAAAACTGATTGTATATCAACACCATTGCGTGCTATGCCCTCGTAGACCTGTAGCCAATCCAGCAAGTCGTCTAGGAACTCATCTGCGACTTTGGTGATAGTCGGCATCTTCTCTGTGTTAGCCGCGATCAACGGGCCAAACTTAAGCGTCAGCGCTATACCAGATTCCACAGCTGCAACATCGACCATACCAATAGCAACATCAGGCACGCCGAGAGCCTGTTGCATGTTTTCGTCCAGAAGGGAGATGTGCTCGTGGAACGGCGTAAGCGTGGAGACTCCAGAAACCCTACCGAAATTAGCGCCAACCCCAACCTGAACAACAGCGCCTGGTCCAATTTCCCACTCCACCTCATTTCCGTTCTCGTCTATGGGCGGTGATGCGTCGGTCCAGTACACGCCCAAGCCTTGCGTGATGAGCGTAAGGTCTTCATCTGTGGCAGATTGGTTGATAGCGTTGATGATTGACTCAACGCCTGCCAATTCGCTCATGCCGAAAGTGCTACCGGGTGGCGGTCTGTTCGCCCAATGGTAAACGGGTATCTCTGTGATCAACGGGTCAAGCTCAAACTCAGGAGTTACCACTGAGATTTGATCTAGGTCAGGAGTGGCCACACGATCATCCCACATCCCAACCTTCCACAGCGAAAGCTCGGAAGTTATTCTGCCCGTTGGTGTTCCGCTGTCATCAAAAGCGCGCTTATACGTCTGCCGGCGCACAATCCACTCGTCGCTGGCGGCTTTGGTCTGAGAACTGTTGCGCGGATTACGGATAACGTCAACGATGTGGCAGCCTATGCACTCACCTGTAGCAAAATCCTCAATTGGGAAGTAGTGTTCAGGCCGCAGCTCATCAACCCTCAAGCGCCGCCCAGCCTTCTCCCACGGAATTGCCCGAATATGAAGCAGCGCATCACCTTTGATGAGCATGTACCGCTTCATCTGGTTGAACTTCTGTACTACCTCTTGCCGCTTGAACAGAGATTGGAGCGCATCGTCCATAACCTGCGACGTTGCCTCGTCAGCGTCTGGATCAATCTGATAATCGAATTCAACTGCAAGGAAACGGTTTACAGCTTCGATACACTTCTTGGCCGACGGCATGTAAATCTCGATGCAGTCGTCATCTTCGCCTCGCAGAACAACTTTGATGTGTTCTGGCCGGTTGTAGTAGAAGTCTTCAAACATTTCATACGCTTTGATGCGTATGCGGTCGTCTATGTTGCTGAGGTTGCCGACGAGTCTGCTGAACCCGGTGTCATCGCGGATTTGGCTGATGACTGAGTCGTACTGTCTGGAATCAATCGGCATCTCTAAACTCCTTGTCGGTTATCGTACCGCCCTCTCGCCAAGTCGGATAACCACTCGCAGTAGGTCTCATGGCGCTCAATGGCTTTGGCTTTGCAACCCTGTCTCGTCGCTTGTTGCTAGCATGACGTCCCAGGTTAGCCTTTCGTATCCGTGTACCAGCGCTAGCGGTAAGAGAATTTGGCCCGTAATAGCCAACCATAAAGCGTCCCAACGCTTCCGGTCCATGGTCATCCTTCTTCAGCGGTAACTCAAAGCGATCACGACTGGTCTCAGCATCCTCTTTGCGCTCTGGATACCGATAGGCAAGCATGTCATTGCGCAAGCTCGTACAGCTGCGGTCTATCATCAGTCGCGGGCGCCACTTGTCATAGTTGCCCTCAGTCAAAGGTGTTGCACCGTAGTCGATTCGGCCAGCACGCAACGCTTGGCGAATCAAGTTGATGCGAATGTTGAGTTCACCACCAGTCCCGCCAGCCGCACTGACTTTCAAACGGTCGGAGAGTGTTCGACTGGACATCGGGTCTGCAGGATCAGGATAGAAAGTCCTGAGGTCGGGCGGGTTGAGAGGGACACCATCTCTGGTGCGGCGCTTGATGATTTCATCTGCGAACTGTTCGGCTGTAAGGTTTGGCTGATATACTTCAGCAAGCACGTTGATCTCGCCCCACGGACCAACTTGGATAAGCAACCAAACGTTAGGATTGGTAAAGCCGTAGTCAGTTGCACCAAAAGTGAGCCAATCTGGATTGTAGCTGAGCGTTCCAACATGGTATTCTTCGTCATAGTCCTTAAACACCTGTCCTACAAACTCGGTGAAGTCGGCCATGACCTCTTGCTTGAACAGAGGAATGGTCAATTCGTCTGCAAGAGCAAGGATTTCAGAATCTATGAGCAAGTCGTTAGCAACCGCGATGCTGGCTGCGCTTCTGCCGGGGTGATCTTCCAGCTGATCTAGCAAGAACTTAACGTGGTCATCTCTCGTTGTCTCTGGATACACATACGGGTTACGCCACGCCGGCATCCGCCAGCTTGCCCAATCCAAATTGTATGGGTCCTGGCCAAATTCGTACTTGTCGTGGAAATGGTTCTTCCCTTCTGGTGTCGATGTGTGTAAGCTCCAGCCCTTGTAGTCGTTGAGCATGGGCCGGATGTATTTCATCCAGATGCTTGGCTTCGCTTTCGCGGCCTCCACCATCAGCACTCCGCAGAGTGCCTCACCGACGAGATTATCTGGGTACTTGGCACTTTGAGTGAGTATGAGGAACGCACCATTCCAGAGGCTAAGCACGCTTTGATCCTTACCATCAATGGAATGATGGCTACCCTTGTCGAACGGAATCTGGAGATACTTAGCGAGATGCCAAATAACACGGAACTCCTTGTCTGCAGTGACGTATTCGTCGCCAACGATCCAAAACTCACGCCGCTTACCCTTTTTGAGCCAGTCATTGCTGACCGTACGTGTTGCGAACGCTTCGGGCAGCAGGACGTGCCCGCCTAGCTCCGACTTTCCTGTACGGCGTCCTGCGCACCAAACGCGGTGTCTCGCTTTACTCTCCAGAACCTGGCATTGCCCATCATGCGGGTCCCACGCAACACGAGGGTTGCGGTAAATGTGCCAGTGGTCCATGACCAGCGGCCCATTAGAAAGACTCACCGGGCACTCCTGCGCTCTTCAAGTTGCCTGTTTCTTCTTGTGTCCCAAAGTATTCCGATTTGATCTGATCATACGCAGTCAGCGGGTCTGTGCGATGGTGCTTGTACTCGCGTAGCTCCAAGGCTATCTTCGTCTGGTAGCTGATGTTGCCATCTGGCAGCGGTATGAGCCCAATGTTCTGTGTATCAGGGTTAATCCACAACCGGCCAATCGGAAAGTCATCTGTCTCAGTCAAATACAGGTCAATCCAGTTGCCTTCGCCTGTTCTGTCGCTTGGGAAGTCGGGCCAATCGTATGCCTGCTCCAGTTCTGGGTCGCTTTCGCTGAACTGATCCCAAGCTGCGGTCAGCCAATTCGGTGTAATAGGTTGAAATGTCGTCATCACACCTCAATATCCGGTAGTTTCACGTCAACAACTTCCACTAGCACTTCAGAGCTATAGCTAGTGCCCTTCTTCACCTCAAGAATGCGGTATGCCATCCCAGGCGGCAATATGACTTCGTTCTCACCGCTATGTGCTGATTTCCCAAGGATATTGAGCCCACGGAAGCCAGGAGGTAGCTTGTACGTGATGCGAATGTTGCCCCATGGCGGCCTATCGCGCAACGAACTGCTCACAGGGCACTTATTGCGGACAACCTTGCCTTCCATAGCCTTGATTTCATCGAAAGTGACTGAGTCACTGCCGATTCCAAACTCCCAACCGCCAGATGTACCGCGTACCACCATGGTCCAGTCGTCTAACGGCTTCACATTTGGTGAATTAAATGCGTCTACAAGAGCTTTCGCACGCTTCTTGGTCGCTATCGGATCACCAAAAGAGCCAACCTTACCTGTACGGAAGAACGTGTTGAGCGTTCCAGAGCCGGAACCGCTGAAGTTGTACCAAGCTGACTTCTGGTCCTGCGGCCAACTCTTGTGATCGGTGTACTTGTAGCCGTACTTCTCCAGGTTCGCCTTGTCGCCTGTCTTGAAGGCGTGTGGATTGGTGTACGATCCGACTGGCGCGCTGGGATCAAATGCCTTGTTACCAAACTCTTTTGCGTGCGTCGCAGTATTCTGCCCTGGTGATGCTTCGACTACCGGCACATGGTCGTGGAGGCTGATCGTGTGCTTAATCTCCGCGACGGTCTGGCCGACTTCGTGCGATGTCTTCTCTTCAGCAGTCTCCCAGATCACGTTGCCAGTCTCGTCAAACTCCGTACGTAGCGCGGCATTTCGCAACTGGTTGGCTGAGGCGTAATGAACGCCTGCTTCTAACGATGCGCCTGGGTTGTCCTGCTCAGCCTTCTTCTTCTGTGCCGCACTGAGTTTGGCGGCAGCCTTATACATCTCATACACGTTCGCAAACTCACCGGCTTGCTTACGCTTCCATAGCTCTGCGCCCAATTCCTTTGCGTCTGGGCCCTTTATCTTGTCCCAGCTTGGCGGCGCTCCACCCTTTGCCTTCCAGTTCATGCCGCCTAGCTTCTTGCTACTGATGGCTGGCGCGGGTGGCTTCGCCGGTGGGGTAAACCCGCCAGCCTCATTCTCAAATCCATGCTCCACCTGGGCCGCTCCTGCTGCTTTGGAAGCGTTGTCGAACTTGGACTTGAGCGATTTGAACTGCGCGTACTCGTCGCCAGTGTCGGTGCCGGCGCTGATCTTTGCCTTGAGCTCGTTGTACTTGTCTAAATCTTCCTGTGGGTAGCTACCGATTTGGTCTATGGTGTAATTTGGTGCGGCATTGGCGAAGTTCTTAGCGCCAGCCTTCTCATACTGCGCTGCCTGTTCCGCTTGGTTCTTGTACTTCGCCATCGTGGATGAGTTGAGCGCATCCTCTTTGGTTGGCCAGGATTTCGTTACGCCGCTTGAGCTTTGGCTAAACGCTCCACCCGGCTTCTTGATGGCGAAGGTGCCTGTGTCCGTTGGATGAGGCACGACTTCGTAACCGGGAGCTAGCTTTTGGATTCCAGAGATAATCGCTTGGTCTGCTTGAACCTTCGCAACCTTCAGTTCTTTAGCGTTCTCTGCGCTAATCGTACCAAGCGCCTGCCACTTCGTGATGTGAGTCACATTCACGTCTTGGCTATTCTCAACGTAGTTCTTCAGCTCATCGAAAGTGATCAGGCCTTTGCCGTATTGGTTAGCTACGTAATCAGGTGGCTGGCCTTCCAAAGTCTTTGCGGCTGTTGCTGCTTGGTTGGCGGCAAATTCTTCCGGGCCAACCTTCGCCGCTGACGGCTCTGTGAGGTGGCTGATCTTGCCTGAGGCCTGCTCCTTGGCTGCTTTGTCCTTGAGCAGCTGATCGTACAGCTTATCAAAGTCAGTCTGTAGGTTGTTCTTTCGGTCCACAGCCGCCTGTAGGAACGCATCCACGTTGTTGGGCTGACTGCCAGACTTCATGAGTAATCCGGCTTTTGCCGCCTGCTCCGCGTACGGCCGCAGCATGTCCTTGTACTCGTCGTCAGGTATCGCCGAGATGCGCGATATGGTCTTGCCCAGTTCTGGCGAGTTGAACGGCTGCATACTCATGTCGCCATTTACGAACGCGGACATCATCTTAGAGTACACAGGCTTGTTCGGCGCGAGCGGCGGGTTCAGGTCTTGGCCGAAGTTTGGCGTAAGTTTGTCCTTGCCAAAGTATTTGAAGCTCTGGCCCTTGTCGATGCCAATGATGCCCTTGTCGGTCTTGAGGAAGTTACCGCTGTGTGCGTCGTGGTTCGACAGCAGCCAGTCGAGCACCATATTCTGTTGTAGCTCAAGGGTTTCCTTGTCGGTGAGCGGTGTCTGGGTGACGTCGTGATTCTTGAATGGGTCTTGTACGCGGCTGTACATCTTCTGTACGCTCGCCTCACGACCTTCGATCATCACCTTGTGCATCGCCGGCACCGGCAGCCCAGCCTTGTTCTGTATCCGGCTGGTCGCAACGTCCAAGTCGCTCAAGAACTTTGAGTTGCTGTAGGCGTGGCTCGTACCCTTCCACCCGCCAGGCACTTTGACGATCCACTCAACTCCGTTGTGGTCCTTGTAAACTCGTGCGCCGCTTACACCGCCCAGCGTCTTGCCCGTCCACTCCAGCTGCCCCGGCTGAAGGAACTTACTCACGACCTTTACACCGCTCGGCGTGGTCGCTGCTACCTTCTTGGGCGTCGGTGGCGCGCCTGGAGTTGGCGGAAGGGTGGCACCTAGCTGCGGCAGCA